TTCAAATGTCCAACGTGCTTGTAACTTACGTGTCTTAGCTTCAACAGCTTGTTTCAAGATTTGAACAGAAATTTGCTTACCACCGTTGCCTTCAAGGGTAGCAGTTGCGGCGCCTTGATAGCTGGTAGCTGTTCCTGTATCTTTTGGTACTGTTGAATATGCTTGAGCAATCTTGAATGGGCTCAACGCTTCGTCACCAGCTGTAACTGATGTTTGTGCGGCTGAGTTGTCTGTCAAGCTCTGTGCATAACGTACACGCAATGTGTGGATTTGGCCCACTGGACCTGTCATTGGCTGAACACCAACCAACTCGTTAGCAATAACAGTTGGCATGACACGTCGAATAACTGGAAGAATCACACGGTTTAATGTAGCGATGTTACCAGATACTGTAGAACCAGCACTTGCGTTCTCTTTCAAATACTTGCGAGTGTTTTCTAATACTACACCCATTGTGTTGCGGCGTGAACCTTGCAAACCTTCCATGAGGGCTTCTTTGGTCTCGTCCCAACGGCTTTCTAATAGTTCTTGTGACATAATGTCTCCTTATTCCTTCTTAAGATTAAAGCCCTGCCAGGCGTTTGAGATCGATCACATTACTGCGATCATCCGCTACAACCTTTGCAGATTTATTACCAGTGACTTCGCTAACGCTCTCAGCAATCACTTGTTTGGCTTTTACTGGTTTGTTATCTGCAAGTACGGCCGGCAAATATTTTTCGAAAGCGTTTTTCAAACGAGTTGTTTGAACGTTTTCGAGAAGATTCTTCATAACACTGGCTTTTTCCTCATTGAGAGGGCCTAGTAAATCGTCCATGAGCTTGTTACGCTCATTGGATTCACGGATTATACGAATCTCACGGTCTTTTGATTCAACGAGGGTTTTGGCCTTCTCGGTAAATCTGATGGCTTCAGACAACTTCTGATCTTTTGATGCAATAACGCTATTGAGCTTGCGAATTTCTGCGTTCTCATTGAGATGAGTTGCACCAAATTCCGAGGCGTATGCTTCAAAAATACGACGACCAAAATTGTTCTCGCGAGCAACTTTGATGTCTTCATGTAGTTGGCTAAGTTCAGCCTTGAGATGCTTGGCTACAGATTTGCTCATCTTTTGAGCAGATTCTTTTACAAATCGTGCTTTCAAAGTCTCAAGCTGTGTGCGAGCTTCACGGACTAGACGGACTTTAGTGTCAACTGCGTCCTTCTTGTCTTGTGCAAATTCGCGTATTTCTTGAGCCAGAGCTTTCACAACAAAACTTTCAAGTTTATTGATTGATTCATTGTGTGTTTTACGATCTTTACGTAGTTCGCCAATTTCTTCAGCAAGTTTAGAAACCATAAAGTCGTTGAACTTTGTGGCTGATTCTTTCATCTTGACGTTGAACTTGACACGATCTTCTGCCAATGCTTGCTTTTCAGCTTGCACAGCTTGAATCTCTGCGTTAAGACCTTCTGTTACCATGCGATCTAGGGCTTCCACCATCACTGTCTTGTCATGCTCATAGCGTTGTGCAAACTCTTCTCTTAGTTCTGCACGTACCGTTTCACGAGCTTCGTTCAGCTTGATTTCCCATTGTTCTGAGATTGCTGTACGAGTTTCCTCATTGATCAGGTCGCTATCTAGTAACGGTTTGATGGCATCTAGCATGCGTTTCTCCTAAATCTTGAGATCTTTAATCAAGCGAGAGATCTCGCTCTTTAAGTATCTCTGTACTTTGTTGTCTTCACCAGCATCTTTGGCCATTTCCAGTACTCGATGACCATATTTCATGTTCATCAAGCCTTCGTAAACAGCTTGGGGATATGCGTTTGGCGCACTGGGTTGGGCAACAACATCGACAGTGACTATTTCAAAATCACTGACTTGTCCATTGGCCTCGTTAACGTTTCCGCTACCGCGACTTGAAACTCCTAATTTCACACCACTCTCCAACATGGTGCGTACCAAATTACCCATTGGTGTTGGGAGAATCTTGAGCTTACCAAATCCGTTAGGACCATCCATCCACATGTTAACTATCATGTGACTGCAACGATCCAAGTTGATTTTAAGGTCATCTGGGTGATCTACTTCACCAAGCACTGAGTTTCCTTCGTCGATCTGTTTGTTCAGTGTTGTCACTGCACGTTCAATCTCGCTCACAGGATAAACACGCTCATTGGCGTTTTTGACTCCACCTTGAATGCAGATACCTTTCATATAAAGGTCCTTACCTTCAGCACCCTCAACAACTATGCGAGCGGCGTCAAAAGTAAGGTGTTCTCTTAGGTAACGAGCCATGACCTTGAACAGGACCTATTAGTAAGGGCTCTTGGTGTTAACACCAGTGCCTTGTGCTAAGTGTGGCTTGGTAGCTGGACTTAGTTTTACTGTGCTTTTTGCAGGAGCATTTTGCACTTCACCAGTCATGATGTTTTTTGCTGTAGGAGCCGAACGACCTTTTTCAGGTGTGTCTGAACTCATCACAGGCTTACCGTCCATGCCTTTTGCTCCGCTGTTGGCTGCAACAATAGACTTCTTGTTGATTCCACCTTCTTCAGACTTAACTGGAGCAGGAGCGGCTTTTAAGTTAATGGCTTCTTCAAGTTCAGTGCCTTCCATGGTCTCAAACTCTGAGTCCATGTCTTGCATTTCCATATCGCCATCGCTGTCGGTTTCAATGTCATCGCTACCAACTTCAATATCCATTTCGTCTTCGCCCTCTTGGCCTTCGTCGCCCATTAGAGCTTCAAATTCTGCCATGAGTTCGTCAAGTTTGTCTTCAAGGTCAACTACGCGATCTTCAAGATCTTCGCTGCCTTCTTCGTCGGCCATGCCTTCTTCGTCTTCACCTTCCATTGAAAGACCTTGTTCTTCGGTTTCAATGTCGTCAATGAGAGAATCAGCTTGATCGTTGCCCATTGTATCCATGCCTTCAAAGTTTTCTTCAAGATCTTCACCTTCGTCAAGCTCGTCGTCCTTGGCTTCGTCAAGGTCGTCGCTTTCTTCAAGATCTTTGTCTTTTGTTTCTTCAATTTCTTCTTCAGACATCAACTCTTCGTAGATGCCGCGGCTTTTTTCGACAACGATCTCGTGAAAGAGATCACGTGCTTTTTGCTCTTCGTCATTAATGACGTATTCAATGAGCTGTTCAAATTTATTCATGAGGTTCCTCCAAGTAATGGCTCTGTGTGATATTTACGACACACGCCAAAATCTATGTGTTTTATGGGGTAAAAGTGGTAGAAAACGAATGTTCTACCAAGATAAGGCCGCTGTTACAGAGGAGGAGCGGCAGGGGGCATGTACTGACGTTTGACGTCTTTGAGTTTTTCTTTGTATTCAAAGGTACGCACATCATTCATTCTGCGCAGTTTGTTTATTTGGCGCAGAGTGAGTTTGGTTTTGCGTAGTTGTCCAAGCTGAGGCTGTGAGTTATCGTCTTCAACGTCTTGATAACCTGCAGGATCTTTATGGAAAAACTCAAGTAGTAGCATGTTAGTATTTATTAGATTGTAGGCATAGGAGCGGCTACTCCACCAGCTGGCGATACTCCGCCAGGTGCAGGTGCCCCGGGAGCTATGGTACCTGGGGCAGCAATACCACCTTCGGGTCCACCACCAGCGGCTGCAACTTCTTCTCCAGCACCAATATCAGCTTCAATATCAGCAGGACTGATGCCCACGCTACGCAGATCTTGACCGCTCTGAGTTTGCAGTTCAGGTTGATCGCGCTCTTCTTTCCAAAGTTGTTCGTTGTCGTTGATCTCTTCTTCTGTGAGTCCTAGATAACGTTTCATTAAAAAACGCTTGCTCATATAAGGCAACTGTTCCAGCCCTTGAAATGCTGTCATTCTAGTGGTGTCTAGCTCTGCTTGACGATACGACGCAAAGTTCTGTGGTGGTGCAAACGTAATAGTGAACAAGCCTGCATCAATGTTAAAGCCTCTCCAACGCAGAAACATCTTAAACTCATCATCCAGTTTCTGGGAGATTTGACGCTGTAAACGCTCGCAATACTGATTGAAACGATACTCTTGAATAAGAGCAGTGCCCACTCTACCGTCATTCATTGGACGATCCGAGTCATCTGGGCCTGTGGGCAGGTACGAGCTGGGAACTCTCAGTCCGCGGCACATCTTGTTGTTGAAGTATTTTAAGTCATCAATCTGCCCTAGGTTTTCACCGCCGGGCAAGGTTTCCACTGACGAGCCACGTCCATCTGCTGTTTGTGGAAAGAAGTAGTCTTCGTTGATTGACAGTGGATTATAAGTGGTATCCAGTACGTTTTCACGACCGCCAGTGTTCGATGGTATCCTACGTTGATGTATTTCGTTCTTTACTCGTTCAACAAACTGCATGGCCAAGTGACTGGGCATGTTGCCCACGTCAATCTTGAACACTCTGCGCTCAGGAGCACGTTGCACACGATAGATCAGTATGGCGTCTTCCAACAGTTCTTTCTGCTTGAATACTTTGAAAATCATCTCTAGTATGCTCTGTCCAAATGGCCAGTAGTAGTCAAGTCCTTCTGAAAGGGTGAGATGTATCACATGCTTGGCATCAATACAGGTTTCGTTTACAGACTTTTGAAAACGACTTTGCCCCGACGAGTTAGGTGCGTTGGGTGCAGTGTAGCTGTAAGGCGCTGAATAACCGCCCGAAGGTGGTTGTGTGTTGTAATCGTTTGTGGTCTTGGCAGCAATGGCCAGACTTTGAAAGTTGGGGTTGATATCACGAATAACATACTGCTCAGGACGTTTGCCTTCGCTTTCGTTTACAATCACTCTGGCAACCTTGGTCATGTCCACCCAGTACATTTCAAATGTTTCCGGATCACGTACAAATACTTGATCACCGTACTTGAGGACATTACGGAACATCTTGAACATGCGGTTGTCAAACTTGTTGAGTTTGGTCCACTGCTGTAGCTGTTTCTTGATGATTTCTACTTCGTGATCAGTGGGTGTGTCGGTGAAATCTATTTCAAATGGTGTGTTGTTCGATTCGCAGGTCTGAGTGGAAAACTCAGACAGGATATCCAAGCAGGCATTGATCTCTGAATCGCCATCCATGTTTTCGTATTGGTTATAGCGTTCCATGCGGTTGGGGTGACCTACATAAACTTCTGGCAGTCTGCTGGCATAGTTACGAAAGGCAAACTCTGTCTGTGCTTGCCCGTCTGTGCCGTAGCCTGTGCCGTAGTTTGGGCCGCGAGGAATGTTGCCCGAAATGGGACTCATCTGGCCAGCTGTATTGGCCACTTTGAAATATTTTTTCCAACCTTTTTTATCTTCTGCCATAGTGCTATATTTACCGTTAGCCTGTGGTGGCTCGGTATATCTTGTGTTGTGTATCCACACTGGATTGTAGTAGATCAATCATTTGGTCAAATCTAGTCAGTTGTGCATTCATCACATCAATCTGTTTGTCTATTTGCTCCGTACTGGTCTGTCCGGCTTTGGCAGGTTCAATTTTTAATGTTTCTGTACCATGCATGGTAAGATTGGGCTTGTATCCTCCAGCAGGACCGCTGATCCTGCCTTCAAATCCGTTGCGAGCTGAAACTTCTGTGTGTATGTGGTCGCCCGAAGATATACTACCACTGGGGTTTACAAATCCTTTGGGTTCAAACTGAGCAAAACTTACCCCTGGCAGACTCTTGATCTGGCCCAACACACTTTGATATTTTGTAGGATCGTTGAGCACAAGATCAAAAGCCTGACCCGATGCGTGTTTGGATCTGCCTTCGCGATCGTTAAACCCGCTGAAATACTTGTAGTCGCCGTTGAGCATCTTGTGTACTTCTCCAGCCACTGCATACAAGGAATCTGTGGACTTACCTTTGTTTTCTGCTCCTGGTTTGAGTTTGAGGCTACCTACTACACCGGCACCAGGAGCAGTTGACTGTGGTCCAGGAGCGGCAGGTGCTGCCGGTGCTTGCCCAGGCGCAATAGGAGGAAGTCCTTGTCTACGTCTGCGACTATTTTCGTTGCGACGTTCCATTTCTCGCTGAACTGCGTCTCTGCCAGCTTGTGCTTCGGCAGCTTCAGGACTCAACGGTGCTTGTCCAGCGGCCTCTCGACGTCTGTTAACATCTGCTCCTGTGATTGGTGTAGGAGCTGTGGGTGCTGTAGGGCCACCCTCAATCTTAACTCCTAGTATCTCAGCTAACTTACTAGCACCTGCACTCAATACTTCAGTTAACTGTCGTACATTTTGTGCCATGGTAGGAAATAGCTTTTTCATCACTATTTCATCAATCTGTACAGCAAAGTCTCTTAGAGCTTTTTGTGCATCAACAAGATTTTGTACATTTTTGCCATTGGCTTCTGCGTCTTTCTTTTGTTCGGTTGTAGCTGTGCCCAAAGTTTCAGCATTAAGATCTTGAGCCACACTCAATCTACGCATGCCAACCAGCATAGGATCAAGCACAGTGCCTAGTTTACCAACACGACGTTCAAACTCATCGGCTCCAAGTGCTTGTCTAGTTTCTCGCACTGCTTGCTGAAACTGTCGCATGGCTTCAGCTGATGTGATCTGACCATTTTCTAACTGTTCAGCAATGGTGGCCGCACGATTGTTAGTTGCAGCCATAAGTGCTTGAGCACGTTCTGTGGTAGCTCCACCAAAAATGTCTTTAAATCCTTCAGCCAGTTCTTTACTACCTTGTGTTTCCAATAGCTTGGCTGTTTTTGTAATAGCGTCAGCTGTGCCTTTTTGTTCAGCTATGGCCAAGGTGGCACCAAATCGCAACTCTCGACTCATGGCTTCCAGTTCACTGGATACTTTGTCTCTGCTTTGTCCTGTGAGTCTTGCTAGTTCATCAATCTGTTCAAGATATTTTTGATTGGCTTCAGATAACTTTTTAGTGTCATCAAAGTTTATTTTGGTTAAGTTACGCTGTGTGGCTAGAAACTTGGCCGAGAACTCAGTTTGCTGTTCAAAACTAAAGCCCAGTTTTAAAAACTTATCTTCAAACTCTGTACCAGCAGTGGTTATCTGTTCTAGTACTCTGGCACCACCACTCACAGTGACACCAGCGGCTGCCAGGCCTTCTGAGTTTCTACCTATTAACTTAGCATACTGATCCATGCTCAGGCCTAGCGCACGAGCACTTTCTGCAAACCCATCAATGCTAGTTCCGGCTAGACCACCAACATTGGATATTTCACGGAAAGCACCGGAAACTCGTTGTACTTCGTCCAGAGCAAACTTGCCGTACATCTGCGCAAACTCTACAGCAGATTCTCCGTACTTTTTCATGATGTCGCCAGTGATGCCTGCGACACCACCAACAACCATTCCTATAATCTTTCCTTTTGGCCCTAGGAATGTACTGAGTCCACTGATGGCCTCGCCCACGCCAGCTATGGCATCGCCAACCTTGCTGGCACCGTATTTGGCTGCTGTGCCAAATGCATCAACAGCAGGCTTTAATGAACGAAAATCTTCTCTGTTTTCTCTGGCTGCCTGCGCCGCTGATCCTAGATCTTTGGCAAAAGATTTTAATGTCTTGGCCAGCGTGAGTCGCTGGTCTGTTTCGTCTTCTATGGCGTTTTCAGACTCTTTGTAATCTTTGTTTAAGGCGTTGACAGTTTTGCCCAGCTTGAGCAACGTAGCTGAGCTAAGTGTGGTACTGGTCTTGAGTTCGTCCAGCGCCTGTTTGAGTAATTCTGTTGAGTTTTCTATATCAGCCATAATCTACGTAGATAAGTACAAGGGTACACTAATATTTATGGTAAGGAAAAATGCCTGAAACTAACAACCCACTACGCAGGTTCTTTAGACAGCCTGCAATCTATATCAAGTTGCCATCTGATGGCAACTTTTACCCTCCGGGTACATTGGATATGCCGGCCAACAGAGAGTTACCAGTATACCCAATGACTGCCATGGACGAAATCACTTATCGTACCAGTGATGCACTGTTCAACGGTGCTGCCATTGCCACAGTGATTTCCAGCTGTGTGCCTGCCATCAAAGATGGTTGGCAGATTCCGTCCATTGACCTTGACACTGTGCTGGTTGCTATCCGCATTGCCAGCTATGGTCATGAAATGGAGTTTGAAAGTGCTTGTCCGCATTGCGAACACGAAAACGCATTTGGTCTAGATCTACGCACTGTGATTGACGGTATCAAAAGTCCCGACTACAGCGCCACTGTGAACATTGGTGACATCGTGATTTATTTCAAACCTTTGAGTTATCAACAGGTCAATGCCAACTCCTTGGATCAGTTCCAGGATCAAAAGTTAATAGAAATATTACCCACTGCCAACATACCCGAAGAAGAAAAGATACAGCAGTTGAGCCAGGCCTTTGCCAAGCTCACCAATATGACTGTTCAGGCCATGGCGCAGAGCATTGCCATGATACAGGCCGATGGAGAAATGGTAGTAGAGCCAGAGTACATTGAAGAGTACATACGCAACTGTGAAAAGGACACGTTTGACCGCATCAGAGATCACATGGCTGAACTGAAAAAGTCCACAGATCTTAAACCGTTGCACATCACTTGCCAGGGCTGTACCAAACAGTACGAAACTCCATTTACCATGGATGTCTCAAATTTTTTCGTCTCCGCCTCCTGACCTCGAGTCCTGAGCGCATTTCCAAGATAGTTGATAGCCATGACAAAGAAGTCAAAGCCATCAGAGCAGATGTTTTAAAACTGTGTTGGTACATGCGAGGAGGCTTGACATACGAAGAAGCATTGAATCTATCGTGGTCTGAACGAGAAATCATCAGTGATCTTGTGAAAGAAAACTTAGAGACTACTAAAAAAACAGGACTACCACATTTTTAATATGAACATAGACAACCTAGATCAAATCAAAAAAGACATCCTGGCCTGGATGGAAGGCTTTGTAGAGCATCCGCATCCTGCGCTGGGAGGATGGCCTCCATGCCCATTTGCAAGAAAAGCTCGACTGGACAACTCATACGAAGTGGTAGTAGGCGATACTCCGTTTAAAGATCTTGTGGACTTTACATTCTACGGCATGAACGGCAAAGACGTGGTCATCTTGGCCTATGATCCTGCATCCTGGGATTACCAAGACTTTCACGATCAAATCAACGCAGCCAACATTGATCATTTATTGCCCAATGACATAATCGCCCTGGAAGATCACCCTGCGGCGCCGGAGATAGTCAACGGTGTGAGCATGAATCAAGGCAAGTATGCTATTATATTTGTACAACAGTTAAGCAAACTCAATGATGCGGCCCGGCAGATGGCCACCAAAAACTTTTACGAATCCTGGCCTGAAGAATATCTGCAGGAGCTATTCCAACACCGACAGGATCCTCGCAAATGAGCATGCTGTTTGCATACATTGATCTGACAGAGATCACGTATCAAGCCAATCTTGATTGCAAACTATTAGATCCTGTGCCTGTAGATGACATTCAGAGAATATATCAAGCATATTGTGCTCACAAAAATTTTCACAGTGTGATGCCAATGGTATCAGGAAGATTTTTTGTACCCGGCACTGAAGTTTGGGGGTATCATGACCAAGATAAACTAGTGGCTTGGAGCATGTATCGTGTTTGGGATCAACACAGCGTGGTATGCGATCATCACGCTTGGGATTATCGAAATCCCAAACTAAGGCTAGGCATACGAAGTTTTGAGAACGAATGTGCGATCTACCGAGACCGTGGATTTAAACGTATATACTTTGAATCAGTTGAATCTTACATGTTCAATCTTGACGGATTTAAAATACTAGGACCAATGACCTAACATGTATTCAGTATATCAACATTGGGACCCGCTGGAAGTGTGTGTGTTAGGACGTAGCTACCCGCCTGAATTCTACGATCATATCAACACACTTCATGTACGACTGTTAATGCAGAAGATTGCAAGAGAGACTGAAGAAGATTTTGTTGCCATTCAACGCAAACTTGAAGAGTTTGGGGTCACTGTATTGCGACCCAACTTGCCCAATGACCCGTTGCACAATGGAAGATTCTTAAGACCGCCAATGACTCCCAGGGACACAATGACCATGACAGGCACTACGTTTTATGAGTCTGTGTATTCTGAAGATCGCCAAAATTCTCTGTATTCAGGCAAAGGCTGTTACGATTCCATACTAGAACATGTTGCGCTACAGGGCAACAAAACACGATCAAACTGGAGACCCGACTTGATCAACGGCGCACAAATCATTAGACTGGGTCAGGATCGATACTTTGGCACTGACAGAGTGGATGTAGACCAGGTCGAATATCAAAAAGATTTAGATCAGGAGTTTCCAGAAACTCGCAATCATGTGGTCAACACCGGAGGACACTATGACGGAAATTGTTGCGTAGTAGCACCAGGCCTGATTATCAGTGCCTATGACGCACCATCTTATGAAAAAACATTCCCAGGGTGGGAAGTAGTTTATCTACCCAACATGTCGTTTGACGACTCAGGGAGTAATGCGTTTACCAAAGCCATGCGCCAGAGCAAAGCCAAGCACCGAGGCAAATGGTGGATTCCGGGCTATGTAGCAGACACAGCAGTGACTCAATATATTGACGGGTATCTCAATCACTGGTTAGGATATGTGGCAGAAACTGTGTTTGACTTAAACATGTTGATCATTGATCCAAAAAACGTTTTAGTGTACAATGAAAACGAAAAAGTATTTCGAGCACTGGAACGCTATGGCGTTACTCCACATGTGGTACCGTTCCGACATCGTTTCTTTTGGGATGGAGGGTTGCACTGTGTTACCAGCGATCTCAGTCGACGAGGGAACATGCAGAATTTTTTTAAGGACAGATAATGGCAGATTTATACACAATATGGGCAAACAAAGAAGGTGACATTTCAGATCTTGATTGGGTCAATGGAATGAAGAGTTTCTTCGATCACTTGAAATCAGAAGGCAAGATGGAAAGCTATCGCATCACTAGATGCAAAATGGGATTCAGATCCATAGCTGACATGCCTGAATGGATGATACTCATGGAGTTCAAGGACATGGGTCAGATGGACTCAGCTTTTCGTCGTGTTGCTCCATTAGAAGGAGAACTCGAACAGAAACACAAGTCATTCAATCAGTTCGTTGCTGGCGATATACAACATGCATTGTTTAGAGACTGGCCAGATCAGTTCTAAGATCACTGCGTGATCTATTCATTTCGCTTGCGCTCATGAATGCATTGTTTTTTAAGAGATGAGCGAAGCGAAACAGTTATCATCCAGATACCTTGGTCACACTTTGCCCGCACAGGGCAAAGTGAAAACTGTCATCATCCGAGTACGAACAGTCACTTAGCGTTGGAACTATAATCGTCTATAGTTGTCTATAATTCACTATATTCAATTTCACAGGCGGTTGTCCGATACCTGCTCATTCCGTCTTTATCACAACGGCGGCTTACATAAAATACGCTAACATTTCATGTAAACGTGTAGCATCACTGCTACGTCATTTTCCCTTTTGTCTACTCTATTCAAACAATCAAACCGCAGGTGTTTGCGATCGTGGTCCTGTCAAGGATACTGATTGAGTGCTTGCTAGTGCGGCAAGACTTCCATCCCTGTGATCCGTGATCCAGGTCTAGGGCACACGATGTTGGCCTGTGCTAGCCGTTGCTACTTAATTTGCCTTTGATGTGACTACCGTGTATACGCACTTGTATGTGCCCGTTGTAGTAATCATCACTTTCTAATACACGTCGGGAGAATTGTTCGCGAGCTTCGATGTAACTGCATTCCGATTTGGATTTGCAATAATACAGTATTTCGCGTGAGAAGTTTTCTATGCCTAGCAGTTCAACATCTCGAGATAACTCCGGAGAACTGCCATAATATGTTTGCCAATCTGAATCTATAGTACCACGAATTTTTTTACGTTTCTTGTTGCCGTTTTTAAGTTTGACTACTTTGTATGTTGTTTTTTTAAACTTTGCTAATTTTTTGCCAATATATTTTCTGCCGGTTTGTTTATTAGTGATCAAATAAACAAACCCAGCACAGTCTTCGGGTAGTTCCTGAATTTCTTGTGATTCGTATAGCCATGACATGGAGTTATAGTTATCATTAACTCTTGATCACATGCACATTTCATGCTATATCTACGTCTGTGTTGTAGCTTGTGAAGCCATTTTCTTTGACTACTTTTAAAATATTCTCCACACGACCTGCAAGTTCGTCTCTATGCGATACTAACCAGATACTCTTGTGGCGTTCACGGCTCATCTTCTTCAGTAAGGCCAGGCTGTTCTCTACACCCTGTGCGTCCATGCCTGAATCCACTAGCTCGTCAATGAATAACACATTGATTGGGTGGTATAAACTTTCCCACACATCGCGGAATGCCCATGACATACTTAGTATCAACCGATTGCGCTCACCTCTACTGAGATTATCAAAGTCTAAATCACGACCCAGTTCTTGAATCTCCACTGAAAGATCATTCTGGAAGATCACCGAGTGTGGTAATCCAATGCGATCTAGATAGTATGTTAGTCGCTGGTTGAGGTAGCTCAAGTTTTGTTCAATGATCTTCTTGCGGATAAAGCTGTCCTTGTTGGTCAACAGTTTGAGCAGGAAATCCTGATGCTCTTGCAATCGTGTGAGTTCGTTGAGTGTGTCGTAGGTCACTGTCTGCAGTGCCTGCCCGGTCATTTCTTCGATTTGTTCACCATAGGGATCTGCTTCTTGTGATTTGGTGTCAAGTTGAGTCTGCAGATTTTCTACGTTGGCACGATGTTGTATGGCATTTTCTTCCTGATCATAGAACATCTTGGGTGGTTTGCCTAACACGCCCAGGGCGGTGTGGGCAGTCTCCATGTCTGATAAAAGCTGTGCATGCTCTGAGCAAGCCGTTCTTGCCGTTGCCAGATCAGCCTGCTTACCTTCCAAGACTGATTGGTGCTTATGGTCGTGGAATGCCTGGCCGCATGTATGGCAGGTATGACCTTCAAGTGTCGCAATCTCTTTGCCAAGCTTCTCAATGCTTTTTGTCTCGCGGTCCTTATCAAGCTTCGTGCGGGAGATCTGTCCAGCCAAGTCGTTAAGGTCCTTGCGCTTCTGCTCCCATACCCGGTGTGCCTTGTGAGCTTCAATCTCGGCTTCAATGTCAATCTTCTTGAGCTCTTCAAGCGCGGCCGCGAGTTTTGCAATATCTTCTTCATATTTGGTTGTCCACATTGTCTGCCGACGACGCAGGTTTTCAATCTGTTCTTCTATTCTTTTGTTGGCTTCTTGAACAGCTCGGATACGCATTTCTTCCTGAGCAATGGCGTCTTTGGTTTCTCTGTTGAGTTCTTTGATACGCTCAGCACGTTCACTGAGCATGGTAATGCCCAACAACTGTTCGATTATCACTCGTTGGTCGTTGGCCTTGAGACTCAAGAACGGTTCTGTGTATGTGTTCAACGCCAGCACATGTCGGAACATGTCATGTGTCATTCCCAGGGCAGATTCAATGGCATCCTGCGTTTCTCTTGAATCTCCTTGGCTGTTGTCATCAGCGGCTTGTTCTTCGTTGTTGACATAGAACTTGAGTATGTTGGGCTTGCGGCCACGTTCAATACGATAATCTCTACCGTTGATATTGAACTCTAAACTGACCAACATGTTCTTGCTGTTGGCTTTGTTTATAAGATTGTCTTTACGGATATTGGTCAGTGCATTGCCGTACAACGCATAGCTAAGAGCGTTGATGATTGTGGTCTTGCCTGTGCCATTGCGACTGCCGTCGCCGCCAAGATCCAAGTTCTCGCCCAATACCAAGGTAAGATCTTGACGATCAAAGTTGATGGCCTGTGTGGCATTGCCCACACTCATAAAGTTTTTAACAGTTAGATCTTTGATTTGTATCATATTAAGTTACATAATAACATGTGTACCACATGCTCGTAAACAAGTTTGGTTAGGTTGAGACCGCAGTTCTTGATTGATATCTGGTAACTGATCAAATGACTGCGATTGTCTTTGGATATTAAACTCACAGCAGACTGAAATGTTGCCATTGGCGTTGAGATAAATGCTAGGACCCGTTAGGTGCATACAGTTCGATTTTTCAACGTGATTTTTAACAAACTGAATCTCTCTGAGATTATAACTGGGATTTAAAGTCCACGGTTTGATATCTAGCAACTCACCGGTCTTCCAATGTCGAGCAATAAAGTTAGTTCTGACATTTTTAATCAGCTTGAATTTTTTAAATCCCAGCTCCTGGCTTAGTTTGATACAGTCTTTGATCTGATGTTCGTTGTGTTGCCAAGGTATAAACTGCCAAGTTGCCTGCCCACCTGCGTTGATAAAAGCCTGTGCATTTTTGATTATCTTTTCAAAGTTTGTTCCTTGCCTATAGATTTCATGAACTCCAGACAATCCATCTAATGTAAACCATACATCATGAACATGTGATTTCAGCATTGTGGCCAACTCACTCCACCAGGCAGTGTTGTAAAATCCTCCATGGGTGTGTATTTGTATTTTTTTATTGCGACTCAACACTGCTGAGATGTGTTCAAGAACATTGGGGGAGGCCAAGGTGTCGCCATGGGTTCCGCAAAACTGCACAGTTTCTAGATTTGGCAAAAGATCTAGGACTTCGTTGAATCGTGCAATATCAAGATCCACTATGTTTAAACTTTCACTCAGCTGATATCCGCCTTGGTTTCTTGCACACCCGGGACACCAGGCATTGCATCTAGTAGTGTTTTCTACTTGCAACCATCGGATATCATTGGGTGTCATAGCGCCTGATAGATTTGTAGTAATAGCTTAGGATCGTAAAACTCTGACTCAATCTTGGTAATCTGATCAGTGACAATTTGATCCACTGATTCAAACTTGACATCGCCTGGCGCCATATCTTCTTCCAATGCAGTGCGTTTGTTTGGCATCAAGGCCATTTCTCTAAGATTGTGTTTGTTTATAAATGTATCTTTGATGAACCCAGCCTCCTCATAGGAGATTTCAATGTCCAGTTGTACACGCACATGCATATTGGGTTTTAACAGTTGATTACCTCGATCAATCAAGGTAGAAAGATCAAACACATTGTACAAAGGTTGCCCAGGCCAGGCATGATACTCGGGCTCTGTGCCCCACTCTAATATCATACAGCCACGTTTGTCATCTCCAGCATCGGCAAAATTGTGCGGAAACGCATTGCCAATGTAGTTGATATTGTTTTTATTTTGACGCAAATGAAAGTGTCCACTAAACACCTTGTCATAGTGACCAAAGTGTGCGGCCTGTATCTCGCCATGATCTGGCATTTCTACCATGGCATTCATTTTGAAATGCGGCAGCTCAAAGTGCCCAAACATGTACTTGCTGGACATTTTTTTAATACGCTTGTGATCATCTCCAACCAGCCAAGGCGCAATGATAACATCGCCTTCTTGAAACCAGTCGTTGCAGATATGGATGTTGGGCAAGTGCTTGGCCCAGGCCGCACCGTGAATGTCTCGCTTGTCTCGATAGTACAAGTCGTGGTTGCCGGGAATAAAGAAAAACTGTGAAAACGCCTTGGACAGTTTTTCCAATGCCTGCAAACTAAAGTTTAGTGTTTGTAGATTGATAGATGCACGATGATGATGCCAGTCACCCAGGAACATGCCAGTTTCGCAACCCTGCTCCCGGCCAGTCTCAATAATCCAATCTACAAACTTCTCGCAGTCTTGATTGTGTACCAGGCTATTCGATTTCAGTCCAAAGTGGATGTCAGTGAAAACGATAGCCTTCTTGAATAAGTTAGCCATAGAGTAGCAGTATACTACTCTTCAGGGGTATTTGCAACCGCTTCGGCTGTTTTGTTATGACTTTCTGAAAACTGTCGTGTCCATGAAGGATTGAGTCCGTTCATTTCAAGTATGTCGTCGCGAATGTTCTGCATTTTCTTTTCGATGTTTAACACACGAGTAAAGCTGTTAGTGATAGCGGCAGTATAATACGCAAAAGGGTTCTGCGATTTTGACTCGTCAAACTGCAATCCGATTTGACTGAGTTGTAGCAGGGCTTGCCCCCGCATTTCTTCGTTGTATGTGTATCCACGCCAGTTACTCCTTGTAGCATATCTTTCGCACAGTTTGATAAACATGTGAGCCAATTTATTGGTCATTTTGCCATGATCTCTGCAGAACTCGCCCCCATCTAAGGTACCCTTCCAGTGCGACTTGCCCACCAAAAAAGGCTCTTTATTTTCGTCCAAACGGTAGTGATAGAAAGGAGGAAAGTTCAGTCGTACATAGTTCATATCCAGCACAGGTACTTCTACTAGCTCGTCTGTTTCACTGATTTCATCGTCTTCCAAGGCCAATAACTCATCCAACTTCTGCTTTTTGGCCTGTGCTTTGGTGGGTTTTTTAGGTGCTTTGGGTATGTGATCCCAGCATGTAATACGAAACACAAGATCGGTATGCGCAATCTTTTTTTCGTTTACCACTTCGCCAGTTTCACGTTTGATACGATCTGCACGATTTCTTCTTGCTTCAGCAATGGTACGCTGATTGATCTTACTCAAGCTGGGCAAGATTATATCGTACTGATGATCGTTGACAGGATCAACATAACTGCAATATGTGTTCTTGCTGAAATGTATTTCTTTCAGGATATCTCTGTTGTTGAGATAGTTTACTTTTTTTGCTGGTACTAGACCAATTGATGCTGTAGCCAAGATGTGCTCTCCTATATTGTAGTTATTATACAACACTTCTGGCCTTTGTCAAACCTTTTGTGTGATTAACTTAGCCGTTTTTGATTCCGGTAAATACACGAAGAGAAATATCATGGCCAATCTTATATCCGTATACGACAAAACTCAACAAAGCTACGACATAATCGACACTGACACCGGTGTTTACGTAGTAGCATTGGACAATAAAAATGTAGCTGATAACTTTGTAAAAAACGGAGTAGTCACACAAGAATCAATCATGTTGGCTGTGCGTCAAGATATTGCCACAAACGGTGGCCCTGTATCAGCGCCAGGTGCAGTGCAATCTTTTGGTTCAGGACCGCCTGACACTAGATTATTAGCAAACAACACTGTGATCTATAACACAACAGATGATCCTGAATCACAGAAAGTATTTGCGGAACTACGAGCCAGCCGAGTTCCGCCACCACCTTTAACTGTTAAACCAGTGGTAGTGACAGATCCTCCTGATCCTGCAGCCGCAGGTGCGCAGTCAAGTCAAACAACTGCTGACAGCCAAACCCAAAATCGTTTTGTCTACGACAGTAACGGAATACTGGTCCCAGCTGATAACCCTTATAATATACAAACAAGGCCAGAGGAAATTGACCGTGTAGCTTCCCCACCTCCGGCCACACGATCACCAGCACCAGTGGGCGGCAACTTTACAGAAATTTACAATCCTGAAACAGGCAAGTGGGACGTTTATAATTTAAACAATCCTGATCGGCCCGTAATATCTGGGTTATCTGAACAACAGGCCATTCTCAATGCACAGGATCTTGCCAGTGGCGGCACAGGTTATCCTCCATTGGCACTTAGAGGCGACAGCATTGGTGTTGCGTATGACGATGACGGTTTCCTGTTGCCAGGATATACTCTAGACGAAAATAACGACCCTGTGTATGTTGGTGGAGATTTTGTTGAACCAGCCACCGCCGCGTCAGCTGACGCCAGCCGCATAGAAGCACTTAAACAACAAGCACAACAACAGGCCACAGTGTCTGCTCAACGCAAAGCCGCTGGCAAAGCCGCTGGCGATGGCGACTGGCGTGTGCGTTTGCGACTTGCTCCCAATGCCACATACTTGTATAAAACACCAGGACTTGGATCAGCTGGTATCTTGGAACCACTGAGAAATACTGACGGTGTGGTATTTCCATACACACCCAAGATTGACATGACTTACTCTGCAGAGTATTCCCCTTACGATCTGGTACACTCAAACTATCGTGGATACTTTTACAAAGGTAGCCGAGTGGGCGAAATAGTCATGAATGCTGATTTCACTGCTCAGGACTCGGGCGAAGCTGACTATTTGTTAGCAGTGATACATTTCTTCCGCAGTGCTACCAAGATGTTCTATGGACAAGACAAACAACGAGGTACACCACCACCCTTGGTATTCTTATCAGGACTGGGTGAGTTTCAGTTCAATGAACATCCGTGTGTAATCAGTCAGTTTAACTACAATCTACCATCTGACGTAGACTATATTCGTTCTCGTGGTCGACAGTCCACGTCGTCAGGTGTGACACAGGGTGGCAATGGTCTGATGTTCCGCAGAACTCTAAGCAGTTCCACAGCACCTAGTTATAGTCTTAGCAGTATATGGTCAAGGCTCACTGGAGCAAACCTACCACAAGGGGGCATGAACATTCCTCCAGCGCCGCCCAATCTTGGTTTGAACTCTCCCACCTACGTACCTACTAAAATAACATTGTCGTTGACTCTGCTGCCGATGCCTACACGCAGTCAGGTCAGCCAGCAGTTTAGTCTAGAAAAATTTGCCAATGGCAATGCCTTAAGAGGAGGGTTCTGGTAATGGCTATCTACGCGGCAACTAGTTCTTACTATGCTACACCCACAGTAAACGGAATATATCTTGGATTCATGACCAATAGGCCTATCCCTAAGCAAGCCGATGATTTGGTATTCAAGATCAATCAAACATACAATCTACGCCCTGATCTCTTGGCCTATGACCTTTATGGTGATGCCGGGCTATGGTGGGTGTTTGCTCAACGCAATCCCAATGCATTGCCAGACCCCTTGGGCGATTTTAGAGAAGGTGTGGAAATCTATATTCCCAAACTAGACACCCTTCGAGCTGCCTTGGGATTTTAACCTATGGCCATAAACTTCTTTTTAAGCTCTCAGGCCGCTGAAAGATTTTTAAATCAGGCTGAAAAACAACTAGACACCGCACGTAGAGTCAATGGAGAATTGGCAGCGGCTGTGGCAGTTCGCAATGTTCAAAGATCAGAAAATCTATATGGACAAGTAAACAACTTTCTTGGTCTGGCAACTACCAACAACAGCAACGCCAAAAGAGAAATCAGCGACATGGCTCGAGATGCTGTGATAGAGCCAGAAAGACAACAGGTACAAGTATACACAGCACGGTCCAAAGATATAGATGCAGGAATCAATAGTGTCAGACTAACATCAACACAGCTGATTACTGATCTTGGGCAAGCAAAATACAACGAACAATACAACACACCTCGTCCTGCTGTAACATCATCGGGTGCTGATGCCATTGAAGCACAGAAAGCAGCCGATGATGATTCGCGCACTCAAAATCCACAAGCGCCGTTGCAAACATTCAACGACGACGGTGAGCTCATTGATATACCAGAAAATGTATCAGAGGATACCAATGCTGAACTACCAAGACTCCTAGGCGGTCCTGAGGATATAGGCAACGATGATGGATCTGCTGTGGTCGGTGCTGGCCGCCCAGTGGTAACCCTACAAAGATCTCAAGGTGCTGGTTCCCCGGGCGCACCGTCAGACGATCAACGAGAGCAACCTGCCGCGGTAGTGGGTTCAGGTGTTGCCGAAGGCGGCCGTCCGGCCATTGCTCCAGAATTTCTATCACCTATTATTCCCACACCAAATCCCTTGGCCAAACTGGCATCAATGAACTACAGCGCCAGCATCTATCTACTAAACATTGAAGAATACCAAAGAATGCTGATCGCCCAAAGAAAAGTATTGCCTACACAACAGTTGATTATACAGAGTGGGGGCATCGACCAGGGTGTGGGTTTTGCCACTGGCCAAAGAAACAAGTACTTTGACGTTGATTTTTATCTTGACAATATTACCATTGACAGTTCTATTGGTACTCAAGGCGGCACACGAGCGCATAATGCGTTGACACTGAACTTTACTGTCATTGAGCCCACGGGTGTTACTTTTATACAAAGATTAAGAAAGGCTGTTCGCGCACATCAAGGTGCGGCAACTCCCACAGTGAGTGAAGCCAATCAAAACTTTCTCATGGTTATACGATTCTATGGATATGATGCCAACGGACAGATGGTCAATGGTAGTCAGTTGGGCATAAAAGAAGTTGGCAGCGATAACAATGCTGTGATTGAAAAGTGGATACCTTTTCAGATTGCTGATATTAGATATAAGTTAAGCAACAAGGTAATTGAATACGTGGTTACCTGTACAGTTCCGCAGACTGCTATAGGATTTAGTCAAATGTCGGCTACTATACCCTTTGACTTTGAACTGCAAGCACCTGATGTAGCAACCTTGCTTAACGGAAAAACTGTGCTAGCCTCAACCAACACAGCCAACAACCAGGATGCGGCTCGAGATCAAGAAGGATCCAGTAACCCTCCGCCCAATGCCACACCTATTTCTGCTGTTAAACAATATACCAATGGCCTAGCGCAAGCCCTCAACGATTATCAGAAAAATCAAGTTGCCACCAGGCAACAAGAAGTAGCAGATGAGTTTGAAATTGTAGTGGCCAATGTCAAAGGGTTAAGTGACGCTAAAATATCTCGACCAGGTACCCAAGACAAACAGCGTACAGCAACTCCTCCACCAACCACAGCCAATCAGTCTTTAAATCCGCAGGCCAGCAGTTATAACAATACCTCAAAAACATGGAATGTCACACGTGGTACACAGATAGTGCAGTTGATTGACTTAGTCATGCGTAACAGCACTTATATTACCAGTCAACAGAATGTTATATTTGATGAGCGCACAGGAAAACCAAAGCCTCAAACACCTGTGGCCACAGTGCAGTGGTTCCGTATAGGATGTCAAATAACTCCACTAAAGTACGATAACATACGACGAAACATTGCCTACAAGATAGTTTATACTGTGTCTCCGTATCAAATCAACGATCCTAGGATAGCTGTGTTTCCGCCTTCCAAGTTTAGAGGAACACACAAAGTTTACAACTACTGGTTTACAGGAGAAAATGCTGAAGTGTTGGATCTGGATATACAGGTAGACTACAACTACACCACAACTTTCTCCAACAACCAAGGTGGTGTACCTTTTGGAGACTGGACTTCCAGCTCAAGAATCTATGAAAAACGAGCGTTTCAAAACAAACCCAACTCTGAAGGCACAGGTGGCACAGGAGACACAACAACTCCGGCAGCACAGCTGGCTGAAAGATTATACAATGACGCAGACATACAAAAAGCCAATCTAACCATCATAGGAGATCCTGATTGGATACAGCAGAGCGAAGTATTCTACAACAATCCAAAATCAATCAACCTTTCGCCGTTTATGCCTGATGGCTCTGTGAACACCGCTGCCAGTGAAGTGCTGTACGAGATCAAGTTTAATCCTGTGAATGATTATAATCTTGGCACTGGCCTGGCAACTATAAACTCCAACGGTGGGCTCTATGGACAAACCACCGCTGACATTGCTCTTGAACCACAGAGCACAGTATTCAATGCTCTTTTAGTTAAAAGTAACTTTAGACAGGGCAAGTTTACACAAGTTTTAAAAGGCGCGGTACGATATTTTAATCCGTCCACTGCCACCAACGAAGTGCGAGCACAAGGATCAACTTCAGCCAGGGCCAATGCCGAAGAAACAACTTCAGCACAGGGTGTACGCGGACAACAGGCTGATATTCGCAGAGTAGACAACCAGATTGCCGCCAATGAAACAGCGGCTGCCCGATCAAGATTTAACAATGGTGCATTGCCTGCTCCCACTGACTGGGCAGATCCGTATGGATCCAGCGATGCAGCCGCTATCATAGCCGCACAACAAGCAGGGCCGCCGTCGATCAAACCAGGAACATCAACTCCTAATGATGATGAGGCATCGGCTTTTAGTCCGTTCCAGGTTGGGCCATTATAAGTAGAAAACCATGGCAGATAACATTCAACGCTCATCAGGCATACCTGGTGCTTATAAACTAGATCGAGGCAACGCACCCACACAGGTAGGCATGTATGTGGGCGAAGTTCGCCAAGTTTTGGACAGTACTCGCAGTGGGCAAGTCAAAGTTTGGATTGAAGACTTTGCCGGTCCTGATAAAACCAATCCAGATCTTTGGAGATCAGTGAGTCCGGTGAGTCCATTTTATGGAACTACGAATCCTCCCACAGACCAACAAACAGGCGAAGGTAGTTATGTTCTAAACAAACAAAGCTACGGCATGTGGTTTACTCCGCCTGACATTGGCACACAGCTGATATGCTTTTTTGCATCCGGCGACTCTAACTATGGATATTATCTTGGTGCTGTGATTGAACCAGGCGTTAATCATATGTTGCCTGCCATTGGAGCTTCGCGCAACTACAAACTAGACAACAGCGCACAGCAACCCTATTTCAACGGAGCCCCACAACTGCCAGTGGTTGAGCTCAATGTCAACAATCAACAGATTGCTGAAAATCCCAAGTTTTACGACAGTAAAAAACCAGTACATTCAGTTGTGGCCGCGGTACTGTTACAGCAAGGATTGATCAAAGATCCCATACGCGGTCCTATAAACTCCAATGCACAGCGCGAAAGCCCCAGCACAGTGTATGGTATCAGTACTCCAGGAAGACCTATCTATCTTGGGGGAATGACCGATGCTGATGTGCGTCAACGAGCACAATCAGGCAGCCTGAACCCTCAAGACGCCACAGTTATTGCACGTCGCGGTGGGCATTCTTTTGTCATGGATGACGGTGATCTTTCTGGCAACGATGCCTTGGTGAGACTACGCACAGCCAAAGGTCATCAGATCACAATGAGTGATTCAGGAGACTGTTTCTTTATCATACACGGCAACGGACAAACATGGTTGGAGTTTGGCAATCAAGGCACAGTGGATATCTACTCAACCAACTCTATTAATCTCCGTAGCAATGGTGACATTAACTTGCATGCTGATCGCAACATCAATATGAACGCCAAGGGAGTAATCAACGCCAAAGGCGAACGAGCCATTGCCATGGAAAGCGAGTTGATTACTGCTAAATCATCCAAGGCCATGTTATTATACAGCAATGAATATGTTGGAATCAAAAGCGATGGCACACTGAGTCTTAAGTCTTCTAAATCAGGCACCTGGGATGCAGGTAGCAACATGGTACTCAGTGCTGGGTGTATTTCTCTCAATGGTGGTAGTGCTCCTGACGTTCCTAAACCAGGCGACATTCTCAAACAAAGTTTGCCTGATGTCAAGTTTGAACAAAATCGAGGATGGGTAGTGCAGAATGGAGCATTGACATCGATTGTTACTCGAGCACCTACACATCAACCTTATCCTCTAGCTGGTCGTGGTATCAACAATCAAACAGAACTACAAACATCCACAGCACCAGTTGCAGTGTCGGGCGAAGTTGATGGAAAATATGTAGAGATACAGAACGTAGAGTTCAATCCAATTCAAGCTGAAGATTACGAAGTCCAACCTCCGGCCACAGTTAGCATTGGCTCGATTGAACCTGAGCAAGTCACGGGCATGCTTGCCCAGACTAGACTTGACGCTAGACAAGATCCAACTGATCTCAGCGAAGAAGGTCTTGGAGAATACAAACTGACACCGACTCAGTTAGAAGCCGCAGGCTATCTCAAACCAGGCACAGTTGAGTTTTATCTGAAAGATGGTACAGCCACCGCAGTTGATGTACTAACTAGTCCATCAGTGTGGACCGGGCAAGCAGGAGTCAATAACGTGTCTGCTTTGCTGTCAGACCGTGGATTACAAGCCGCTGTTCAAACTGATCTTTATTCACAATCGTTGCGTGAGTTAAGATCTGCAGGCATAGTAACTGGTGGTGAAGATCCTTCAAAACTAGCTGGCATTGTACAGGCAGGATCTAAATACGGTGCGGAAACAGTCAAACAGTGGATACAAGGAACACTGGGAGACGCAACTAAAAATTCATCAATCAATCAACTAGTTCGTGGAGCTCAATATGCTGTAGACTTGGCTAACCAAAAAATTAGCGATGCGCTCAAAGGATACAGCACCACAGGCATAGGATCTACCTCCACAATAAATCGCAGTGGAATAGATGCCGCTGTTTCGTCAGTGATTGGTGATGCTAAAATCACTACTCCTAGCTACACCACGCCGTTTACCATATATTCCAATGTAGCAGATGCAGATTTAACTTATTCTGGAGACGATGCCATTGTGTTGGCCAATATCAACGCTGAACGTCGACGACGTGGACTTCCTCCCATCCAAACGGCTTAAATACTAGACCATGGCAACTTTTATTGGATTTAACACTATTAATCAGTACAAGAAGTTTACACTTGTAGACTTCCAGTTGATCAAGCGCGACTTGCTTAACTATTTCAACATACGACAAGGTGAAAAAGTAGGCAGACCCGATGTAGGTACTACAATGTGGAACCTGATATTTGAACCACAAACTGAACAAACAGCCGCACTCATAGTACAAGAAATGCAACGCATTGTTGGTCAGGATCCAAGGATTTATCTATCCAGCGCCGAAGCCTACCCACAGGTCAACGGCATTCTTGTTGAGTTAGAAATACAAACAGTACAGGGGCAAACTGCACAACTGTTGAGTGTATTCTTTGACCAACAAACTCGCACAGCCAGCTACATCTAAATCTGAGCCGTTTATTCAAACCATAAATACTTCACGGAAGGTATTATGGCCAAGACTACTAGACAAACAGCAATATTTGGGGTAGAAGACTGGAAACGGATCTACACAACATATCGAGAAGCAGACTTTCAAAGTTATGACTTCGAGACTCTACGAAAGAGCTTTGTTGATTATATTCGTATCTATTATCCTGAAAACTTCAATGACTACATTGAATCATCAGAGTTTGTAGCCCTCTTGGACGTCATGGCCTTTATGGGCCAGGCACTGTCATTTCGTAACGATTTAAATATCCGTGAAAACTTCTTAGACACCGCAGAACGTAGAGATTCTGTGGTGCAGTTGGCTCAGCTGGTGAGTTATACTCCCAAGAGAAACCAAGAAGCACAGGGATATCTCAAAGTTTTCAACGTTTCGACCACAGAAAATGTCATAGACTACAATGGTCAAAACCTCAGCGGTGTGACCATAAACTGGAATGACGTTACAAATCCCAACTGGCAAGAACAATTCACAGTCATAGTCAATGCGGCCTTGTCTGACAGTCAACGTTTTGGCAAACCAGGCGCTACAAAAAACATCCTAGGCATTGAAACACAAGAATACAGTTTAAATCTTGTTCCTGGGTATCTACCAGTGGTGCCATTTACATCCACTGTTGATGGCACGTCAATGAGTTTTGAAGCTGTGAGTTCTACTTTTCAAAATGAAGATTATGTGTATGAACCGTCACCACGTCCATCGGGCATCTTCAACGTATTGTTCCGCAATGATAGATTAGGTTTTGGTAGCCCTAACACTGGATTTTTCTTTTATTTCAAACAAGGTACCTTGCAAAATCAAGATTTTAATCTTGGTGAACGTATTTCAAATCGTGTGGTGGCTGTCAACATTGAAGGCATCAACAACGATGACGTATGGTTATATCAACTTGATGATGTAGGTAACATTCAATTTGAGTGGGACAAAGTAGATAGTATCTATTCTGCGGCAGTGGAACAGTTGGCGCCCGATGCTCGTAAGTTCTTTTCTGTGACATCAAGAACCAATGACCAGATTAACCTTAACTTTGGTGACGGCGTGTTCACTGAAATTCCTGTGGGCACATTCCGTAGTTATGTTCGTGCATCCAACGGTTTGCAATACATCATTAACCCTGAAGAAATGCAAGCGGTACAGATTTCCATTGGCTACGTCAGTCGCACAGGACGATTAGAAAATATTACATTTACCTGCGGGTTGAGTCAGCCAGTGAGCAATGCCTCAGCTCGGGAAACCATTGCAGCCATTAAGCAACGTGCTCCTGCTCGTTTCTATACACAAAACCGCATGGTCAACGGCGAAGACTACAGCAACTTGCCCTTTACATTATTTGGTACTATTATCAAATCTAAAGCTGTCAACCGTAGTTCCATTGGCACCAGTAGATATCTTGATCTAGTGGACATCACTGGAAAATACTCATCTACAAACATATTTGGCAGTGACGGCTTGATCTGGGAAAACACAGCCAGTCCAAGTTTTACATTTACCTTTGTTGACCAAAATGACATTGCCAATGCCATTATCAACGAAGTAGAACCTGTATTAAGCAGCCGAGGCATGCTGGAGTTTTATTATCAAAACTTTCCTCGCCCAAATCTTTCTACACTAAACATTGAATGGCAACAAAGTACCACTGCTGCCAATGAAACCACAGGCTATTTCAAGTTCAAAGCCAGTGGCGCACCAGCACCCATTGGTCCGCAGACCAGTGACAACAAAAAATACATGACCCAAGGGTCGTTGATCAAGTTTGTGCCACCAGCTGGTTATTACTTTGATCAGAACAACAGATTAAAGTTGGGTGTACCTTCACTGCCCAATGATAAGTTGGTACTTTGGGCCACAGTCAGTGCTCTGGTATTAGATGGAACCAACTTTGGTAACGGAAACTTCCCAGATGGAGTTGGGCCAGTTACACTCAACAACTTTATACCCACAGATGCTGTTCCTGTGCAAGTTATACCCAAGTTTGTTACAGATTTGCCAACGTCAGTTGAGCAGTCAATGACTGACCAAATAGAACTTTATAGAAACTTTGGACTTGGATTTGACAACTTGACATCAACTTGGTATGTGATCACCACCAACAACTTGAACACAAGTACCACGTTTAGCCTGGCCAATGCACAGGATCAATCAGGACAAGGACTTGACAACTCATGGTTGGTTGCATTTGTCACAGATGGTGTGACCTACACAGTGACCTATCGATCACTGCAAAGATTCTGGGGTAGTGTGCTACAAACACGTTTCTTCTACGATGGATCACAGCGTGTGTATGATCCTCGCACAGGTACTGTGATCAACGATTTTATCAACTGTCTCAAAACTAACAATCTGCCAGATGTGAGCTTGCCACAGAACTCAGACATTCTCATGGACATTATTGGACAACCCATTGAAAGCGATGGCTATGTTGATGATTTCCAAGTGCGTATCAGCTTCAAGGACTTTGACAATGATGGTGTTGCTGACGATCCAGATTACTTTCAAACTATTGTAGCTCCTACAATAAATCCTTCGACCAAGTACGTATTCTTCCAGCGTACAGTAGATTTTGATAACCTTGAGCGTTATCTACCTTTGGAGGCTGGCAAGGTCATCAGCGAGTATCAAACCAAAGATCAAATTGAGTTGGTCAAAGCAGAATATGCAGACGGGCAGTATTTCTATGCCACCAACGAGTTGGCATTCTACGAACTTGACATTGCTTTCAACGGTGTGCGAACATTGACTCAAATCACAAATTTATTGGCCAGAGTGGGTCGCCAAGACTTGGCATTCCAGTATCGCCACAATGCGCCATTGAGTCGTAGGATTGATCCTGGCTCATCAAACATCATTGACTTGTATTTGGTTACACAGGCCTACTATACCGCCTATCAGAACTATATTAAAGATTCAACAAACACAGTGCCCGAGCCCAGCCCACCAACCATTGACGAGCTGTCTGCATCTTACAATGGTTTACAACAGTACAAGATGATTTCTGACAACGTGATTCTTAACTCCGTGGTGTTTAAACCTTTGTTTGGAGTAAAATCTCCAGCAGAGTTGCGAGCCACACTCAAAGTAATACGTAGTTCAAACTCTGTGGTCAGTGTCAGCGAAATCAAGAGTCGTATGGTGGCCGCTCTCAATGAATATTTTACCATTGACAAATGGGACTTTGGTCTTACCTTTTATTTCTCTGAGCTTGCCGCTTATCTGCACAAAGAGCTGGGAGATATTATCTCCACAGTGGTATTGGTTCCACAAGATCCTCTCAAGAGTTTTGGTGACTTGTACGAAATCCGTAGTCAACCCAATGAGATATTTGTCAACGCTGCCACAGTAACTGACATTGAAGTGATTGATGCATTGACCAGCAGTGAACTTAGAACTGCCCCTAACAGTGGCGTTGTATAAACATGGCAAACACAAGAATTAGAACAGTAGACTTTCTACCAGAGATTTTCCGTACGGCTACCAACCGTCAGTTCCTCAGCGCGACTTTGGATCAGTTGGTACAAGATCCTAAGATGAAACCCACACAAGGTTTCATTGGTCGTAGGGTAGGACCCGGTGTTAACCCCAACGACAACTATGTTTTAGAACCAACCAAGACAAGAACAGATTATCAGTTAGAATCTGGCGTTGTATTTTTAAAACCCAACACCAACACTGTTGAATCAGCAGTGACATATCCTGGATTGATTGATTCAATCAAAGTTAAGGGTGGCAACACATCAAGGCAAGATAGACTGTGGGAAAGCGAATACTACAGCTGGGATCCATTTGTTGATCTTGACAAGTTTATTAACTTTAGTCAGTATTATTGGTTACCGGGTGGGCCAGACTCTGTGGATGTATTTGCAGATCCCATTCCACTAACTGATGATTTTACAGTCACTCGCAATGCCACAAACTATGAGTTCAGTGGTGTGCCAGGCCAGAATCCAACCATTACACTGGCCAGACAAGGCACCTACGAGTTCAATGTACAACAAACCGGTCGACGTTTTTGGATACAAGCAGTTCCAGGAATATCAGGAACACTTCCTCAGACTCCCAACCAAAGTAGTAGAGAAGTGCTGGGAGTCATTAACAATGGTGACGACAACGGAACTATAACGTTCAGCATTCCTGAAAAGTCAGCACAAAACTTTTATTACACCTTGGCAGATGCTGGCCAGGTGGCATTTGCAACCAACATTGACTTTGATCAGATCAATAATCAATACGTATCTGAGTTTTTAAGAAACTATGGTGGCATTGACGGAGTCACTGACCTTGATGGACGAACAGTTGTTTTCTTGGGTGATTCGGGTTGGTTCTTCACTGGACTGTATGACAGCCCAGGCCAACCCTATGACACTGTGCCTTTTGATGAAACAGTGGAAATAACGCTGGACTCACAGAAATATTCTGTATGGCGTATTACGTATGTCTACGATGATCCCACAAACCCTTATATTAAACTCACAGTTGACCGTCCAGTCAATAACCTTAGCCGACTGTTGATAGAATACGGCACACAATATTCAAACATCAGCTTCTATAAAACTGCGTCAGGCTTATTTGAGCGTGTACCACTGATCACAGCCAATCTTGATGTGCTGTACTATCAAGACCAAGACAATCCAGCCTTGTTTGGATTGATCAGACTGGTTGATAATCCCAACACTGCTCCTATTGTTGTGCAAGACGAAAGTATTCCCAGTGTAAGATTAATCAACGCTAATATCAACGATACTGTGTTGACCTTTACCACTGCCATAGGCGGCTCATTGTTGCCAGGCATGGTTCTCAGTGGCGGTGGTGTCACTGATGGCACGTATCTTGTAAGCTCCTTGGGAGATAACACCTGGTTACTCAATCAAACTGCCACTGGTCAGCCAAACATAGCACAAATAGTTGATATCATTGGGTCAAGATATTATACCAGTCCCAACGGTGTGACATTTTCCAATGGTCTCAAAGTACAGTTTCAAGGACCAACAGTTCCTGCCAGCTACTCGGGAAACACCTATTATGTTGAAGGTGTGGGGTCGTCAATACAACTCCTTCCAGTTGAAAACTTTATTACACCTGAAACATACACAAGATCAACCACTGTACCGTACGACTCAACTCCGTATGATGCAACACCATTTGATGAATCGTTAAATGCACCGTTGGATACAGACTATCTTACAATCAATCGTGCTAGTCGAGATCAAAATGCCTGGAGCCGTAGCAATCGCTGGTTCCACGTTGATATTATCAATGCCACAGCTGAATACAATGGCACAGTGCCATTGCTAGACAATGAATATCGCGCCAAGCGGCCAGTTATAGAGTTTATCTCAGACCTCAAACTGTTTGATTATGGCACCGAAGCGATTGCACCAGTCAATATCATTGACTTTAGAGAAACAGATGCGCTGAGTAATATCAATGGCACCATTGGTTACAGTGTAGACGGATATGCGTTTGCCAATGGCACAAGAGTGATTTTTGCCGCAGACATTGATCCTGAAGTACGCAACAAAGTATATTTGGTCAAGTTCATACTGCCCACCGGCTCAGGTGTGCCAATCATTGATTTGCAACCAGCTGACTTGAATACTCCTGACCAGTTATACGGACAAAATACTATTATTACCAGCGGTATTACCCAACAAGGAAAAAGTTTTTGGTACAATGGACTGACTTGGGTACCAGCACAACAAAAAACCGGTGTAAACCAAGCACCGTTATTTGATGTATTTGATGGAAACGGGTTTAGTTTCAGTGACAGATTGGTTTACCCAGGCACATCCTTTACAGGTACCAAACTGTTCAGTTATGCCATAGGTGAAGGAGTCACGGACAAAGTCATTGGACAGCCTCTCAAGTATCTTACAATCAACAACGTTGGCGACATTGTATTTGACAACAATCTCTACATTGATGAGTTTAACTATGTTCGAGATACCGTTACAGTTACAGAACAAATTGGCACAGGGTTTGTAAGACAGTATTACAATCGCCTTGAGTTTGACAAGTTAATAGGATGGACCACAGCATATACCACTGTCACATCACGTCAAGGGTTCTCCTTTGCCTACACTGGCGATCCGCTGGTGATTGACGTTCCAGTAAAAATAGACAGCACCGCAGTGCCAGTAAAGGTCTTTGTTAATGCTATATTTTTAACTACAGACAACTACACCTACGAAGTCAAACCCAATAACAGCACTGTTATTACATTTATAAATCCACCTCCCTTGAACTCTTCTATTGAAGTTTCCATAATCAGCGATGTGGCCAGCCCAACTGGATTCTACAGTGTTCCTTTGAATCTTGAAAACAATCCTTTAAACAATCAAGTCACTGAGTTGACACTGGGCACTGTTAGAAACTACTACGGAAGTATTTGTCAGAATCTTCGCACATTCTCAGGAATAATCAACGGGCAAAACAATACACGTGACCTTGGAAATCTTATTCCTTATGGCGACACAATCATACAAAACAGTGCGCCAGTTATTTTGACTGCATTGTTTGCCAACAATACACAGTATGATTTTTTCCGAGCACTAGAATTTTCATCAAGAGAATACGAAAAATACAAAAATCTTGTGATGGATGCAGTGGTTAAAAACAACTTCCAAAATATGACCGCGGCTGAAATACTTGATGATTGCATGTCCATCATTAACTTTGGCAAAAATGAACTGTCGCCATTTTATTTTACTGACACAGTACCTTCGGGGGAAACATTCCAAGAAACAAACTATACAGTAACTCCTATTACCAGCGACACGTTTGACACGTTATATAGCTATAACTTTACTGAAGCAAACTATCGTGCAATTTTGGTCTACCTCAATGGTCGTCAACTCTTGGGCAACGGCATTGAATACACAGTGGCCACAGATGGTCCACGGGTAACCATTGACGTTCCTTTGCAAATAGGCGATGTTGTAACACTAAAAGAATATACACTGACTGTTGGAAACTTTGTTCCTTCAACCCCAAGCAAACTAGGGTTGTATCCTGCGTATGTTCCTGAAATCTTTATAGATGACACTTACGTTGATCCAACTCCAGTGATCAGAGGACACGATGGATCAATCACCGTGGCTTATCAAGACTTCCGTGATGAAGTATTACTTGAGTTTGAAAAGAGAATTTATAATAATCTCAAACTGGTAGGCAATCCTGTTCCATTGGTCTATGAAGACGTAGCACCCGGCGAGTTCCGCAAAACAGATTACACACAAGAAGAAATTGAACAAATAATGAGTGTGAGTTTCTTGGCCTGGGTTGGTACAAACAAACTCAACTATCGTGAACAAGAATACAATGCCAACAATCAGTTTACCTGGAACTACAGTGCATGTCTGAGTAAACTAGATGGCACAGAGCTGTTGGGTGCCTGGAGAGGTATCTACAACTATTTCTATGACACTGATGCGCCCAACACTAGACCATGGGAAATGCTTGGTATCTCAGAAAAACCTGCCTGGTGGGAAGAACAATACGGTCCTGCACCTTATACTTCAGGTAACTTGGTATTATGGGAAGACCTTGAAGTTGGTCGAGTAATGGATCCTGCTGGATCGTACATTGTTGAAAAATACATACGTCCAGGATTAACAAAAGTAATACCAAGTGATTCAGAAGGCGCTTTGTTGTCTCCATTTGAAGTTGTTGTTGGAGAATATTCTCCCAACAGTTTCCGCAAAAGCTGGACAGTGGGCGATGACGGCCCAGTAGAAGCATCATGGCAAAAATCCAGTGCTTGGCCATTTGCTGTAATGCGTTTGTTGGCGTTAACCAAACCTGCGCAGTTCTTCACTTACTTTGCTGACAGAGATGCATATAAGTTTGATCCTGAGTTAGATGAGTTTGTTTATTACGGACGCACACGATCAACTCCAACAGGAGTCTACGAAGTCTATGGACAAGGCGCACCTAAGCATGGTTACATAAACTACATCGTAGATTATAACAAACTACAAGGTCGTGATAGCACAACAGAACTCAATGAAGCATTGGTATGGACCGATGTAAGACTCTGCTATCGTATGGCTGCTTACTCTGACAAGCAGTACATCAAGATCTTTACTGAAAAATCTAGCCCCAATAGTTTGAACACAAGCCTGTTATTGCCAGACGAGAGCTATCAGATCCTGCTGTATAAAAACCCAACCATGGATTCTTTGGTTTGGAGTTCTGTGGTGATACAAAAAACTGAGCTTGGATATGCAGTCTACGGGTATTCGACCACAAGACCATACTTTGAAATACTGACCAGTATTCCTAATGGAAACTATCGCACAATCACAGTGGCTGACAAGTCAGTGAGAGTGCTCAATGACTACAGCAACACAGTGGTACAAATACCTTATGGGTACGAGTTTATTGGTATCAACTCTGTAGCAGATTTCTTAATGAGCTATGGTGCTTGTTTAATTCGTCAAGGTATGACGTTTGAAGATCAGGATCGAGGTCGTATACTAAACTGGACTCAAATGGTTCAGGAGTTTATCTACTGGAGTCAGCAAGGATGGGCACCAGGTAGTTTGATCAACATCAACCCTGCTGCCAACGTATTGAATATTATCAAACCTGGTCTAGTGGCTGAACCATTGAGTATAGTTGCTCCTGAAGACATCTTGCTCAATCAAAACAAAGAACCTTTGCAGTCGCAAGACTACGTGGTAGAACGTTTTGAAAATGATCTTACTCTGCGCGGCATTAACAACAGCACATTTAGCTACCTATCTGCCAAGTTTACAGAGTTTGAGCATATCATTATCATTGACAATACCAGTGTATTCAATGACTTGATCTATGATCCAACCACTGGTGCTAGACAGAGTAGACTGCTGTTCACAGGTTATACTACCTATGACTGGAACGGCAGTTTAGATGCTCAAGGATTTATTCTCAACCAAGACAATGTACAGGAGTGGTCTCCAAATAGAAGCTACACCAAAGGACAGATTGTCAAGTACAAGGATGCTTATTGGTCAGCAGTAAAAATCATTCCTCCCAGCGAGAAGTTTGATTTTCAGTTCTGGCTCAAGAGTGATTATGCACAGATACAAAAAGGTCTGTTGCCCAATGCTGCCACCAAAGCACAACAAATACGTGGATTCTATGACACCAATCAAGCCAACCTTGAGCGAGATGCTGACCTGTTTGCATTTGGATTGATTGGATTCCGTCCACGTCGCTACATGCAGAACTTGAACTTGGATGACATTAGCCAAGTTAATGTTTACAGCCAGTTCTTGGGTGTAAAAGGTACTATACAAGCCACAGACATATTCACCAAGGCCAACCTTGGCAAAGAAGTTGCTGAATATGAAATATTTGAAAACTGGGCGATTCAAAGATCAATCTACGGTGCCAACGCCAACCGTAGTTACTACGAGCTTAGACTCAATGAAGCCAAGTTACTGGGCAACCCGTCAACTATAGAGATCATTGAACCTCAAGAATTCAGCGAAGCTGATCAAACAGTTTTGCTAAGTGAGATTTGGAAACAGAGCTATCCAATAACTAATCCAGACATTCTGCCTACCACGTTTTTGAATGCAACAGATATACAATACCCCAGTGCTGGTTATGTCAACTGGGATGATGCTGACATCAAACTGTTTAACTTTACTGATCTTGATGCTATCATCAACGACATTGAGAATATCTATGTTGGCACCAGTGTGTGGGTGGCCAAAGACAATGCCTATGATTGGAACATTTACCGGAACAATCTGGTAATCTATTCCGTGGTACAGGTTCGAGACAACCTCAACGGAACCTGCACATTACAGTTTGCTGGACAACATGGTCTCAGCGTTGATCAAAAAATAGTGATCAAGTATTTTGGGCAAGGTGTTGACGGTGCTTATACTGTAATATCTACCCCTAGCCTGACCACAATCACTGTGGCTCTCACGCTGGGCGGAGCAGTGACACAGATCACAGGCACAGGTATTTGCTTTGTATTAGAAACCATGCGTGTGCGTCAAGCCGCAGATGTTTCTACCCTGATCTACGCCAATAGCTTGTTGCCAGGCAATCGTGCCTGGGTTGACGATGACGGCACAGGACACTGGGTAGTATACGAAAAGATTGATCCATTTACACCTACTCCTGGCATAGTACCTTCGGAGCCGGTAATCAGTGCTCGATTTGGCGCTGCCATATCTCAAGGCTTTGGTGGCCTGGCCGCCCTGGTAGGCGCACCCGGTTACAACGGCGATGTTGGCGCAGTTTATACCTATACCAAAGGTGGCACAGTTGACTATGTAGAAACTGGTGTGTTGACTATGGGTGCGGCAAACTTTGTAAACTATGGCGCCGCTGTTGCAACCGGTGGCAATCAATGGGGGGCCATTGGCGCAGCCAACTCTTGGGCCAAGCAAGGATATGCGGCCACTGTCAACCGCAATATTAACTCAGGTGATTTTATTCAAAGTCAGCTGTTGACTGAAGTTCCTTACAGATTATATCAAACCACAGGCAACGGAATAACATCAACATACACGCCAACTGGAGTATCATTGACCAATCCAGAAACCGTGAGTGTGGTGGTCAGCGACGTAGTAAAAGTTAGAACGGTTGATTACAATATTGTGGGCTCAACTGTTGTATTCTTAGCAGGTAAAATACCTGCGGCAGGAACGCAGATCAATATTTTCAACTATGATGAATACGGTTACAGTGTTGCTATCAGCAACGACGAACGCTGGCTTTATGTTGGTGCTCCTACCGGCAATAGAGTTTATGCCTACAATCGAGTTAATGTCCAGCAACAAGTTAAGAACTTTGTTGGCGATGGAGTAACTGAAGACTTTTACATTGCTGATGTAATCATTGTTGATGACGATTCTGCCGCGGGCGGCATTGGTGCTCAACAAATTGGTGTCACGGTAAACGATCTTCCAAAAACAGCTGGAGTCGACTACGACTATGCCAACGGAACTGTGATGTTTTTTGCTCCGCCAAATGGTGATGACGAAATAAGAGTAATTCGTTTACAGAGTAAGACATTCTTCCCAACAACACCCACAACAACATTTGCTATTGAAGATCTGTACACAGTTACAGATATCTACAGTTTCAGTGTGTATGTAAACAGTGTTTTACAGCGTCCTAACATGGACTACTCATTTAACCCTACAACAAAAACCATTACATTTGTACTGGCAGGGCAGACTGGAACAATATTGGTCAACGCTGGAACTTATTTCCAGTATGTAGATTACATTGATGGCACTGCACTAGGCGCTATAACAAGCTCACGATTTGGACATTCTGTGTCTTCAACCACAGATGGTCGCCAGATTGTGATTGGTGCGCCCAATGACACTGCTGACACTAAACTTTTAGCAGGCAAGGTTTATATAGTTGATCGTAGTGTTGAGCGGTTTACAGTTACCAGCACAACTCAAACAGAATATTCTACATTAAGAAACTTCAACGGTGCGCCCAGTGTCAAAGTCAATGCAACATACTTAATACCCGACGGCTTTAACAACAACGGTCAGTTTACTCAAGTTGACTCAAACACAGTAGATATTGAGATACCATTAAATGTTGGCGATGTCATTGAAATAGATACCAATACTTTTGCGTTAATGGAATCGGCTATGTCCGATGAGCCAACAGCAGGGGCCAACTTTGGTAGTGTTGCTCAACAATGCCCAACTAACTGTAGTTTGTATATTGGTCAACCCAATGATTCTCGTGTGGTTCCTGAAGGTGGCAGCGTTGAAAGATTTATAAATCAAGCAAGATTATACGGAACCATCACTAGTGACAATCAAAACCCAACGCTGACCCCTGGCGACACTGTGAGAATACAACAGGTTGACGTTGAAGTGTCAACTCCTCAGTCTTGGAACAGTGCAGTTGGCTGGACCGCAGGAACTTTTGTGATTAGCGGATTGAGCATTTATCAAGCTATAAGAACAGTTCCAGCATCAACTAGTATCAACGATACCAGCTACTGGAAACCATCAAGCTGGGTAGAATTATTTGCCAACGATATTAATCTGGCCGCAGAACCAAACAACATTGGGCTAGTCGAAGTACCCAATGTACAGGCCATAGCAAACAACGGTTATTTGACACTGACCATTAGAAATTCAAATGCGGCGGTGCCATTTACACAACTCACAGTGCTTCCAGGCATTGGTGATGCTTACTACGATCTTGGATTTACGCCACAGGTGTATGCGCAAACAGTTGAAGCACCAAATCAACTGGCCTATGCACACTTTGGCGCATCATTGAGTATCAGCGATGACAGCCTTACACTAGTAGTAGGATCACCACAAGGCACCGCGGCCAAGCCAACTACATTTGATGATGGTACCACTTTCTTTGACAGTAAGTCTACCAACTTCTTTGATCTACTACCAGAAAGTGGTGTTGCTTACACTTATGATTTGTTGAGTGCAGCCAACGCCAGTGTAACCAATCCTAGCAAGTTTGTGTTTGGATCTCAGATCTATGATCAAGATGTAAACTCTCTTGATAACTTTGGTACAGCAGTCAGTTACTTCAACGGAATACTGCTGATTGGTAGTCCACAAGACGACCTTGGCGACTCAGTGGGTGACTACGGTAGAATATCACAGCTGAACAACCCTACTCGTTTGGCAGCCTGGGATATAATCTACAGACAAAAACCAATCGTAGATGTCAAGTTAATCAACTCGGTGTACATGTACGATAGATTAGAAAGCAAAGTCACACAGTTTTTTGACTTTATTGATCCATTACAGGGCAAGATACTAGGTGTGGCTAGACAAAATATTGATTACCTTGGTGCGGTAGATCCTGCGGCATACAATATTGGTACGGTCAACAACTACGGCGATACATGGAATGATTCACACCTTGGAGAAATATGGTGGGATCTCTCCACAGTTCGTTTCATTGACTATCATCAGTCAACCATTGCCTACGAAAGCCAGCGTTGGAGTCAGGTCTTCCCAGGCAGTAGAGTGGATGTGTATCAATGGATAGAGAGTCCAGTGCCACCTGCTGAATACAGCGGCCCTGGCACTGTGTTTAGCACAACAAGCTATGTAGTAGGAAGCAAGCTCAACAATGACGGCTTGTTTACATCCAGATATTTCTTCTGGGTTCGTGGAATACCAGAAGTTGCATCTCGAGTTGGTAAAACTCTAAGCACACAGGCTATTTCACAGTATATTGAAAACCCACGTAGCTCGGGTATACCTTATGTTGCGTTCCTTGGACCTAGTGTCACAGCAATCTATAATGGAAGACAATATATCGGCGCACAGGATACTATATTCCATGTTGAGTTTGATAAGATTGCCAATGACGATAATGTCCACTCTGAATATGATCTTATAGCATCAAACAACCCTAGCAGTTTCCTTGTGCCTGGCTTGTTCCGTAAAATGCTTGACAGTTTCTGCGGTGAAGATACTCTAGGCAACAAGGTTCCTGACACAACATTAAGCCCTGCTGATCGTTATGGTGTGCAGTTCCGCCCACGTCAGAGTTTCTTTGTTGATCGATTCTTGGCTTTACAAAACTATCTTCAACGTGCCAATGCAATAATGGCACAGTTCTCTGTCAGCGACAGCCGCCCATTCAATCTACTCAACAGTTCTGAGCCTGAACCAACATCGGCATCGGGAGAATGGAACAAGCGTGTGTTGGACTATCAAGAACTCACATTCCAGGATCTGTCTGAAGTTCCAGCAGGCTACAAATATTTGGTTGCGTCAGACGCAACCAACGATGGTTTATGGACTATCTACACAGTGGTTCTTAGCCTTGATGGTATAAGAAAAGAGTTGTTGTTGAGTCGTGTACAAAACTACGACACACGACTCTACTGGGAGTACATTGACTGGGTTAAGCCTGGTTATAACGCCAGTGTCAGACCAGTGGCCGAAGTGACTACATTCAGTGAGTTGAGTCGACTGACATTGCCCGAAGGATCCAGCGCCAAAGTAACTCGTAATAGCTTTGCTAAGTTTGAAATATATCAATACCTTAACGGTGTTTGGGAACGTGTGGTGTTAGAAGATGGCACAGTTAGAATCAAAGAAGAAGTTTGGAACTACGAACTTGGACGATTTGGCTTTGACGTAGAAACATTTGACAGCCAACGTTTTGATCAATATCCTGCCATTGAAACACGACAGATAATTCGCGCCATCAACGAGGAAATATTAGTCGATGAGTGGGCTATTTTCCGCAACGAACTGTTGCTGTTGGTGTTTGATTTTATATTGACTGAGCAACTGGCTCCAGATTGGCTGTTTAAGACTTCATTGATTGATGTCAACCACAAGATCCGTGATCTATTGCCCTACCAAATATTCCGTACTGACAATCAAGACTTTGTGATCGACTATATCAAAGAAGTCAAGCCATACCATGTCAAGATCAAAGAGTTTAATCTACGTTATGACGGGTTTGATACCTACAACGGTAACATCACAGACTTTGATTGCCCACCATACTACGACGCATCTATACAAGAGTTTCAAGCTCCTGCACTGGATGATTCTGTACCACCAAAATATTCAAACAGTGAACCAAGTACCGCGGCCATCTGGGGCGAAACACCATGGCAGCAGTGGTATGACAACTATAAACTTCTGCTCACTGGCTCCACAATCATTGAGTTGGGCGCAGGATACACAGTACCTCCTGTGGTCACAGTAACAGGTGATGCCGCACGTGAAGCTAGACTTGTAGCAAGAGTAAACACAGCCGGTCAAGTAGTTGAGCTGATTGTGATAGATCCTGGTTCAGGGTACACTACCACACCAATCATTACCATAGAAGGTGGCAATGGAGTGGGTGCCAAGGCTGTGGCTGTGCTGGAAAGCCAGCTAGTAAGAACATTCACCACCACACTCAAATACGATCGTTACAACTATACCAGTCAGGTTGTGGATTGGCAACCAAATACCAAATATACTGAAGGGCAGTTGGTACGCTTCCGTGATCAAGTGTACAGTGTCAACTTAGTTGACGACAGCACAGAGCTTGACAGCGGCCCAATCTTTGACCCTGCTCAGTATACTTTAGTAGATTCTGCAACGCTCGATGCGGCCGATCGTGTTATTGGTCTCTATGCACCAACTCCTAACGAGCCTGGCAGAGAACTAGCACAGGTTATGGTTGGCATTGACTACCCCGGTGTACAGGTCATGGGACCCAGCTTCAATCAGAACACAGGCTTTGACGTTGGTAACTTTGACGTAAACCCTTACGATAACATTGACTATGGTCCAGAAGGCCGACCAACCTATGCTGAAAACATACTTGATGCCATTTATCAAAGTTCATTTACTGATACCTATCTAGGAACCAGGTCTACAGACATCAATGTCGACGGTGGCGCATTTATTGACACATATTCGAGCCATGCTCCAGAAGAGCTTGTGCCTGGATCAACGTTTGATACACTGGACTTTAGAGTTTACACTCGCCCAGGCGCTGATTGGCAAGGCGACGGACATGGGTTTAACATCAAACAGATTAATCTGTTGTATTCCAGCACAGATGACACTGTGAGCTTTGCTGAAGTCATGGCACATGCAGTGGCAGTACGTGCAGTAAACGTTACAAATCGTATATCGTTGGTTCCTGAAGTGGACTACACTGTAGACTGGCCAAATCGCACACTGACTATGATACCTAGCTCAGATGCCAGCTTTGATGATATCATCGAAGTCAACGTTTATGGAGTCGGCGGTGGCAGCCAGTTGTTCAAAGAAAGTTATCCAGGCAATGTTATTGAAAACTCACTGACTATTCCTGTTATAACCGCGGTGACTTGGACTACATTTACTGTGTATCAACAAGGTACCTATGTTAGATTTAACAACAATGTATATCGTGTAAACAGAACTAGCAACAGTGGTTCATCGTTTGATTTCTTATTGTACACTATCATTGATCCAGACAGTGTTCTTGAAGACTTGTTGATACTAGTCAACGGTGAAATCGTCAACAACTATACTTCGGCACCAATCAACGGTTACGAAACTAGAATCACGTTCAGCAATACCTATGATGCCACAGACTGGGTAGTTGTGACTGCGTTGGGTCCAACAGATCCACAGAAATATTGGAGCTTCCCTGTAACACAATATGTTGTTTACGACGGTAGCACAACAGATTACACCTTGGTCAACAGCTTACAAGGCACCAATCCTATTGACTTGATTGTTGAACGTCAAGGACAGCGTTTGCGTCCTCCTGAAAGTATTGAGTACTTTGGAGATGGTAGTTCTATGGGACCGTTCTATCTGCCCACACGAGGTGGAACACCACAGGGTTTGATTGCTGACAATGACGTGGTAGTATACATTGACGGTGTATTATACAATCTCAGTGTTGACTACACTGTGAGTTTTTGGGATGGCAGCAGTGACCGTTACGTAGAGTTTGCAACTCCTCCTGCACCAGGATCAACGATTAAGATTGCTGTGACTACGGATGCAGATTACTTGGTCAACGGAGATCAACTGATACTGAGAGTTGGTGCAGCCACAGGCGCTGTGTTTGCAATAACAACATGGAACGATACCTCAGAGCAAGGCTTACTCACACAAGTATTCCAAGGCCCTACACAGAGTGGAGTCAGCGTTGGACAACCTTACGATGACACAACATTTGACGAAGGCAATGTCACTGGTGGCCCAGGATCATTTGATTATGGTACAGGTACTGTTGTGTCAAGCAACGACTTTGACACTGGTCGTCCAATCACAGATTCAGGACGTCTATGGGTCACCTTGGATGGTTGGCGTTTGGTAGCTGGTGAAGATTATACTGTGGCCGGTAGTGTTGTTACCATAGGTGGCAGTATTATTGGCCCAGGGCAGGTAGTAGCAATCACATCCTTTACACAAAGCGTAACACCTGAAGCTATTAGTTTCCGTATCTTCCAAGACATGCTAGGAAACCAACGCATATATCGTATTACACCAGAGAACAGCACGGTACTAACACAGGCTCTCAGCGAAACAGACGACGTGATACATGTACTCAACGCTGGTGATTTGAGTCAGCCTAATCCTACCAATAACATTTTTGGTCAACTCACAATCAACGGCGAGAGAATCACTTATCGCAACAGAGACGTAACCAACAACACAGTTTCTGGTCTACGCCGCGGAACAGCTGGTACTGCTATAGATTCACACGCAGTGGGCAGTGTGGCCATAGACATTGGGTTCGGAGAAATGTTGCCAGCACGTTATCAAAAGAAAACACTGTCAAGTGTTGCCTTGGGCAATGGTAGCACTCAAACATATACCACAGACATTGGATTTGTCAATGAAATTGACGTGTACATTGGCGGGTCAGTGAGATGTTATCTTGGTCCTACGCTGGGCTCATTGGTTGAAATACCACAAGACAATTTTACAATTGTCAGCGTGAATCCTATAACTGTGCAGTTAGATTTTATACCTGCATCGGGGCTGGTGTTCCAGTTGGCCTATATACCAACCGTGGGGGTACCGTCAGTACTCAACGTACCAACTACTGGATCAACCAGCCGCTGGGCCGCATCATTCTCAGCCACAGATTTGGTTTTGCAATCAACAGATGACTATGCGATCACAGATCTCAACCCAATCACAGTGGAGTTTGATACTCCTGTACCAGTCAAACGTGTGGTAGTAATCAATGATCTAACCAGCGATACTTTCTTTATTAGTCAAGCTGACATTGCTACAACAACATTTGTAACAGATATTTCTGTGACAAGACCGGTGCAAGTCAAAGTGGGCGGAACAACAGTGACAGATACCAATTATTCTGTATCATCGGTTAATCCAATCGTTGTTACATTCAACACTGCTCCGTCCAACGGAGTAGAAGTAGAAATATACATACAACAAGCACAAGTGATGTATGCTCAGGGTATTGGTACAGCCAGCAACGGCCGCCCACTGCAAGAGCAACCTACCTTGGCTGCTTGGTTTATAGAAGGGAGGGTATAATGGACGAGCTAAATAGTTCTATGAACGATAAATCCGCACAACAACCCAAAATCGATCCTGTGCAGAAAGCACCACAGGCCCGGCCCAATGAACGAGCTGGTTTTGCCATAATGGGTCATGTAAAAATCTTTGATCCAAACACCAACGAAGTCATTGTGGAGACACGAGCATGATGCAAGTACCAGTTAAAATTGAAGGCTTTGTCAAGATATTTGACCCAAATACTCAAGAAGTATTTGTAGACAAAAAGAATGCCATACATTACGAAAACATTTCAATAAGCATGGCCAACAGCTTGGCCAATAAAGCAATCGGCCAAATATACTTAATGTCCTTTGGCAACGGCGGAAGCTCGGTAGACCCCACAGGTGTTATTACCTATTTGCCGCCCAACACCACTGGACAGAACGCTGATTTATATAATCCTACTTACTCTAAAGTAGTTGACAACAACTCATCAGCCAACACTGATCCTAGTAGAAACAATCTTACAGTCTTACATACCACAGGAACTGTATACACAGATATCTTGGTTAGTTGCTTGCTAGACTACGGTGAACCTGCAGGACAGCAAGCATTTGATAACTCAACTAACTTCAACGGGGAATACGTGTTTGATGAGTTGGGTTTAAAAACCTGGAACGGAAGTCCAACAGATTTGCGCTTGATTACACATGTGATTTTTCACCCTGTGCAAAAGAGCTTGAATCGTCAGATTCAGATAGATTACACAGTGCGTATCCAAACATTGACTAATCTAAGTAGCACATAAATATGGATATATTAAGATATCATAAATATCTCTAAAGCGGAGTAGAACAGATGGCATATACAATTAACCTAACTGATGGTACTATTTTTGCGGTAATCGCGGACGGTACTATTAACACTGATTCCAGCATGACCCTAGTGGGCAAAAACTATGCTGGTTATGGTGAATTTCTGGATGAAAACTTCATCCACTTATTGGAAAACAGTGCTAATACCACTGCCCCAGGCGATCCACTGATTGGACAGCTATGGTGGGACAAGACCAATGATGTTCTTAAGGTCTACACTGGTACCAACTTTAAAGTTATTTCCACTGCGTTGGCCAGTGCATCTGCGCCGACACAGAGCTTGGTAACAGGTGATCTTTGGTACGATACTGTCAACGCTCAGCTCAAAGTTTTCAACGGTTCCGGATTCATTCTAGTTGGTCCAGCGTTTACTGCTGGTACTGGCACTTCAGGCGCCATTGTTGACACAGTTACAGACTCATCACCAGGTGCAGACCACGTGGTGGTAAAAGTGTTTGTTAACAATACCATTGTGTCAATCTTCTCCAAGGATGCTACATTTACTCCTGCTGCCGCTTTGTCAGGATTTGCAACCATTGGCCCAGGTCTAAACATGAGCACCACAGTGTCTGGTGCAGTGTTCAACGGTACAGCAACCAACGCAGACAACCTCGACAGCTTGACATCAAGTCAGTTTATGCGTTCTGATACCAATACATCAACCAGCGGTACATTGAGCATACTCAATGACACAGGTTTGTATGTTGGTGGCGACAGCGACGGTCGTATGTTTGTACAAGGCACAGATGTATATCTGCGTAATCAAACATTAGACGGCGACATTTATATTCAAGTCAACGATGGTGGTTCAACTACATCTCCTATCGTGATTGACGGTGCTACCAGCAACGTTACTATTTTAAACGGACTCACAGTTGGTGGAACTATTTCTTCTAGCGGTAACACAGTCAACTTTGGTACAGCCGCTGTTTCGTTGGGCAGTATTGTAAATAACAATGCCAACGGCGTTGGTAACATTGGTAGCTCTGGCGGCTACTTCAATACCATATTTGCTAAAGCTACATCAGCCGAATACGCTGACTTGGCAGAAAGATTTGAAGCTGATGCCGCATATCCTCCAGGAACAGTGGTAATGCTGGGTGGTGCAAAAGAAATCACTGCCGCAATGGAAGACGCCACAGACGACGTGTTCGGTGTTATTAGTACAAGACCAGCCTACACCATGAATGGTGCAGCCGGTGACAACGACACACACCCACCAATCGCAATGACAGGCCGTGTGCCAGTATTAGTGGTTGGACAAGTTCGCAAAGGTGATCGCTTAATTAGCGCAGGCAACGGGTTGGCCAGGGCGGCTCGCCAAGGTGAAGCTACAGCGTTCAATGTCATAGGACGAGCCCTTACATCTAAGAATACCGAAGATGAAGGAACCGTCGAAGCCATTGTGACCATTAACTAAGGATTGAGACATGGCCTATTCAACTGGTTCAGTAATATTAGACGACGACTATAACATTTTTGCCACAGGTAATGCTGCCGGCACAGGTGACAACAACGTCGCAAACGTAAACACCGTATGGGGCGTTGGCAACAATGACAAAGGATACGGTCAAACCACTCTCCCAGTGTTGAGTGCTGTGACTGCAGGTCAGACAGTTACAGCCACACAATGGTCAACAATGTTGGCTCGGATTTCTTCAGCAGCCACACACCAAAATTCAAGTATTACTCCAATTTCCAGCCCAGTGGCCGGTAACACTATCAGTGCTTACGCCGCACTGTCAACCAACATCACAACAATCTACAACAACAGATTAAACTGTGTTTCCAGTGGAACATCAATCACTTCTGGTGGTAGTGTTGATCGTACTGTCAGCTGGGCTACTAGTGTTACATTTACACAGACCATTACATTTGCATCAGGGGATGCCGCAAGGTATTACTTCAATGCAGGCGGGCGTGTTACATTGAGCTACAGCCGCTCAGGCGGTAGCGCAACCTCACAAAACACAGCCATTACTGATTTATGTACAGCAGTTGGCACAATTACCCTTACAGGTGGTTCAGGTACAGCAACCATTGCCGGCGGGTCATTTACCGGCACTAACAAAACTGGTGGTTCTGGATCACCAACCATTGCCTCAACCACGGGTTATTACGATCTTACCAGTTCCAACGTACAGGTGTTTACACAGAGTTCAAGTTCCTACTATGGTTACGAAGGTAACAGCGTGACAATCAACGTTAGATCAAACGGAACGCAGGGCTCCAACGGTGATAGAGGTTCTATTATCACAGTTGCTACAACCATTGTCAAGTCCGGTGGATTGACCACTGTTGATGGCACACTAAATGCTACAATGACACTATTACCAAGCGAAAGCACCAATCTAACCACGGTCAGTTGGGGTACACCAGCTATGTCAGGATCACAAACCGGGTCGTAATCGAGCAAATCGATTCGAGAAAAAGGGCCTCCGGGCCCTTTACTTTTGGTACATACTTTGTTATAATGGAGTATGACCTTGAACACAGAAAAACTAGCACAAGAAATCAAGAGCCGTTTTGATCACGCAACACAAAAAAAGCTCTTGAAAGAAAAGTATCAAAGCAAAATGACCTTTGCTTATGGTGGGGGTATGTGGTGCGCAGGCGCCGAACTGCTGACCTTACTACAGGCTTGCCCTACAGAAGATGCAGTGATTGTAGATCTCTATGACACACCTGTAAAAGTCAATGTGGTTGAACTACAACATCTAGCACACGATCGTTGGCAAGAGCAACTCACTGCCTGGATGATAGAACTAGAAACCCTGAGTAAAAATCGATGACTCGTGGTGCTGTACTTTTTGCTTTTAACAATGACCGTGTAGACTATCTAAGTCAAGCACAGTGGTCAGCACCTCGTATCACACAGCATCTTGGTCTGCCAGTTACGCTGGTCACAGATCAAACGCCCAACAACGTATCAATGTTTGATCAAGTGATCATACGTGAGAGTCGGTCAGGAGGTACACGCAAGTTTGATCACATGAACGCAGATTCGTCAGCTACCTGGTTTAACCGAGGAAGATGTCGTGCATTTGATGTGTCACCTTATGATGAGACTCTAGTATTAGACACTGACTATATTGTGGCATCTGACAGATTAAAAGTGTTATTTGATTCACAGCAAGACTTGCTGTGTCATAGAGAAGTTCTTGATGTCACAGACCGTAGAAACTTTGCTAGAGACACACGTTTTGGAGAAACAGAGTTTCCAATGTGGTGGGCCACAGTGCTGTATTTCAAACGCACACGCACAGCTGAATCTGTGTTTGATATGATGAACATGATTGAGGATAACTGGTATCACTACAGTCGTCTTTACAAGTTTAATCAGGAACCCTATCGCAACGATTATGCCATCAGCATAGCACTTAATACTGTGTATGGACATTTGCCATCTGTGGTACCCAGTATTCCGTGGCCGTTGTTTACAAGTTTTTATGATGTGTATCTAAATCAACTTGAAGATAATGTGTTCCAACTCAACTATGTGCGCATGATAGATAATCAAGCCCGGCACTATCGAATGATTCTGCGTGATTGCGATTTGCATGTAATGAACAAACCTGACTTGGGGAAGATTTGTGGCAGTAGAATTTGAACGCGGTTATCTAATACTGGCATCCAACAACGGGCAAGATAACTATGTTGCCTGTGCTCGTGCCTTGGCCAAGAGTTTGCGATACTGGATGCCTGAATGCAAGATTTGTTTGGTGACCGATGCCAACGAAACAGATCCTGTGTTTGATATTGTTAGACCTTTTCCCTACGGTGATCAAGACCCCAACGGCACATGGAAACTCAGCAATGACTGGCAAGCATTTCATGCTAGTCCTTTTAGAGAAACTATCAAACTTGAAGCAGACACTGTGGTAGTTGAAAACATTGATCATTGGTGGAGCTGGTTTGAACACCGCGATGTTGTAGTCAGCCGTGGTATCAAAAACTATCTTAACGAACCCAGTCCAACTCGTGCGTATCGTAGATTGTTTGATGACAATGACCTGCCTGATGTGTATAACGCTGTGACCTATTGGAGATTTAGTCAAACCGCGGCTGAGTTTTTTTATTTGGTGCGTTTATTTTTTGATCAATGGCCCACAGCAAGACAAACATTAAAGTATTGTGACAGTGTTTCAGCCAACACAGACATGATCTATGCCATGGTTGCCAAATACATAGGAGTAGAACAAGTAACGTTGCCCCATGCATGGCCTGCCATGACACACATGAAACCTGCTGTGAACTTTTTAAAAACAGATGCCAGACCCTGGACTGCTGAAATGGTTTGGGAGCTGGTGGATGGTAGATTGAGAATCAACACAGTAGAGCAACAGGGTCTTGTGCATTATCATCACAAGTCCTTTGCCAAAGAACTAGAGGAACATTATGGACGCCTTTTGGCAAGCCGCTAACGCACACGATTGGGCACCGCCCGAAGTTAGGCAAGAGTTTAGACTCTACTATAACGACACAGGAAATGTGTTATACTACAGCATGGAAGATTTGCCAGGTACATTTCTTGTGATAGATCGAGTGACATTTGATCAACAACGATTTGATATTCGAATCAAGGATGGAAAAATTGTAAAGTTAAATCATCCGGCCAGTTGGAAGCTGGCACCTGCGGATCAAGGTACACCTTGCCACCCGCAAGATATCACTATTGTCGTTGACAACAACGCAGAAAACAAACAACATTGGGAAGTGAAAACAACTTATGAATCAGATTGACATAGCAGACTTAGACTGCATTTACTTGAGTTATGATGAACCACAAAAGGAAGAGTTTTGGGTGCGCATTAAGAACATGGTTCCTTGGGCCAAACGAGTAGATGGCGTCAAAGGATCAGATGCCGCACACAAAGCCGCGGCTGATGCCAGCGAGACAGAACGCTTTATACTCATTGACGGTGACAACTTGCCAGATGAGCGGTTCTTTAATCTCACACTGGAATATCATAGTGATGAATGGGAACGAGCGGTGTATCGTTGGCGGGCTCACAATCACATCAATGGCCTGATGTACGGCAACGGTGGCATCAGTTCGTGGACACGTGAGTTTGTATGGAACATGAAAACACATGAAAACACAGACGGTCGTACAGAAACAGAAGTAGAGTTTTGTTTTGATCCGCTGTACTGGCCCATGCACGATTGCTACTCAACCACTTATCCCAATGGGTCACCTTTCCACGCCTGGCGAGCAGGGTTTCGTGAAGGTGTAAAGATGTGCCTGGATCGTGGCAAAAAACCCACAGTCAGTGAATTCAAAGATCGTGTACACAAACGAAACTTTGATCATCTTTCTATTTGGCACAACGTGGGCTGTGATGTTGAAAATGGGTTTTGGGCCATTGCCGGCGCTCGCCAAGGTACGTTTATGACCATGCTCAGTGAGTGGGATCATAAAGAAGTGCAAAACTTTGATTGCCTCAAAAATATTTGGGAAGCAGTGGCAGCACCTAGAGAACCAGCAGATTTGATTGATCAGTATCACGAGCCACTGAACACACAGCTAGGCCTGCCCATGGCGTTTATGCCTCCGTTTCAAAGTGCATTTTTCAAAGATCACTATCGCTCAAACTGGCACAATCGTGGTGTAATGACCAGAGAGATTGATGTCATACGGAGCCAAGAAGGTTGGTAATGAAAATACTAACATCTGGCTGTAGTTTTAGTCGGGGACCTATTGCTTGGCCAAACCATATGGCCAAACTATTCAACGCTGACTTAGTAAATCTTGCACAGGCCGGTGCAGGTAATACCTACATCAGTCGAAGTATCATGGCCGAGTTACAACAACGATCCTACGATTTAGTTCTAGTCATGTGGTCAGGTCTTGAACGAGTGGATCTACAAGTTGACAACATTGATTATTTTGATCAAACCAAATATACAAGCAAGTATCAAAGTTTGCAAAATGACTGGCCGGAAAAAATTGTTGAACCCATCAACGATCAGGATTATGTACAAAAGAACTGGGTATTCGGAATGGGACATTTAAACAAAGATTCCTGGTTAACAAAGCACGGACTGTTTGAAAAGATCTACAAACACCAAGACTTTAAAACTCATTTGCAACGTAGCTTTTATAATATGTTGAGTCTTGAGAGTTATTTAAAAAGTAGATCCATACCATATGCTTTTGCTTTTTATCAAAACTATGTAGAGTCAATGGGAGATTTTGCAAAACAGCTTGATTGGAAACATATTTACAATCGAACTAATCTATATGATGTCACTCAATCAATAAATGATTACGACACTGACAACATCCACCCGGGTGTTGATGCAAACAAAATTTGGGCACAGGATTTTTATACTTTTCTGAAAGAAAAACAATGATTGTCTTGCCAAACATTGACAGCAAGATCTGGAATATAGAAGATCGCACTGCTGATATTGTTGAGTCAATGACACAACAAAAAGCAGTTGATATTTCTCTCAATGGAGAAGGACCATGCTGTGAAACATTGGGATTGTATTGTCTGCTTGACAAACTGTGTGAAAAGTTTTCTTACAATAAAAAAAATATCACTATACACACTTGTAATCAACTTGAAAAACACAGCGAATATTGTATTGTAAAAATACCTCCCTTGTACATATACGAAACGCAGAAGTTTGTGATGGACAATCAACAGCTATTTTCTACAAAAACTTTTGATGCACAGTTTAAAAAATTTGGTATGTTCATTGGAAGAAGCAATGGTACACGGTTACGCATGGCTTCCCACATGTTTGATCAATATACATCTCAAACTGCGTTGACCTTTCATTATGACTGCAATAAAACTTATCATAGAGATCATTTAGGATTTGATGACATGCTAAAAGTTCCACATACGCACAAAGAACTTGAGTGTGCGCTAGAACTTATCAAAACCAGCCCCATTATGATACAGGATATAGAAGAGTCATATCCTATGCTAAGTCCTGCGCATCTTAATATTGCCAAGGTATATCATACTTTTTTTGTAGAGATTGTGTGCGAAACATATTTCACGGGCAACACTTTTTATCCAACTGAAAAAATTTGGAGACCACTGGCACTTAAAACTCCTTTCATTATTCAAGGACCAAAAGATTACTATAACAATCTACGTCGACTTGGTTTTCAAACTTTTCACCAATGGTGGGACGAAGGATTCGGCGAAGATCCTTATGACTGCCAAGTACAAAGCATTTTTCATGTTGTTAAACAAATAAACAACATGACCCTGGATGAACTACAACAGATGCACAATGAAATGAAACCAACATTGGAACACAACTATAATCTGCTGATGTCGTTGGATCCAAAAACGTTTAAGGAAATATTCCATGAATAAAGGAGATGAAGTAACATCAGACTTTAAATCAAAGTTTCTCAGTGATGCTGAGATAATGAAAGAAAAGCTAGATGCAGTAAGTCCTAGTATGTGCTTGGCCAAATGGAAACAGGTCAGTCTTCATTTGACCACAGGGCATACCAACTCATGTTACCATCCTCCATTGCATAAAATCCGTATAGAAGATATTCAACGAAGCCCGTCAGGCATTCACAACACTGAGCATAAAAAACAACAGCGTAAGCTAATGCTGGAAGGAACTCGACCAGGAGAGTGTCAGTACTGCTGGACCATGGAAGACAACGGTAAACTCAGTGATCGCCACTACCGTTCGGGCGAGCCGTGGGCCGCCCGTGATTTTGAAAAGATTACTCAGGCGCCTTGGGAGCAAGATGTTGTTCCTAGTTATGTTGAAGTTAACTTTAACTCAGCATGCAATCTAAAATGTAGTTATTGTAGTCCACAGTTTAGTTCTAGTTGGATGGACGAAGCTGAACGTGAAGGTGCTTTTCCTACATCAACCCCACACAACGATCCTGCATATTTTACAGGTGAACGTAGACCCATACCCAACAGAGAAGACAACCCCTATGTAGATGCATTTTGGTCATGGTGGCCCACCTTGTATCCAGAACTAGAACACTTTCGAATGACCGGCGGCGAACCGCTGATGGATAAAAACACATACAAGGTGTTTGACTATGTTCTCACACACGACAACCCCAAGCTACATCTAAATGTTACATCAAACTTTTCAGTGGACGAAAAGCTGTGGCAAAGATATCTTGGCTATGTCAAAATGCTGTGCGAAAAAGAAAAAGTTGAACACTTCATGCAGTATGTGAGTCTTGATGCATGGATGGACAAGGCTGAATATATTCGTAATGGATTGGATTTTAGATTGTTATGGGATCGGGTAAATCAATTCTTGACAGAGATTCCAGGCCGCTCCAGCATCACGTTTATTATCACAATGAATAATCTGTCGGTTACCAGTTTCCAGGATCTCATGGTATCTATCTTGGGCTTACGACAAATCTATTCAAATACCTACCAGAGAGTGTGGTTTGATACTCCTGTGTTGCGTACACCTAGCTGGCAAAGCATGCAACTGCTGCCAGAGAGCTACACAGACAGGTTAGAATCTACCTGGGTGTGGATGATGAAAAATCTTGAAACTGAAGAAACCAGATTCAAAGGTTTCAAAGACTACGAACTCAGCAGACTGGATCGAGACATTGCTTGGATGCGAGATGGTGCCAAGCTGGATCCTGATTATGTGCGCAGACAAAAAGCAGACTTTTACAGATTCTTCAACGAACACGATCGACGCCGTGGCACACGATTCCTAAAGGTCTTTCCAGAAATGGTCGAATGGTGGGTAGATTGCGGCTATCATGCAAATCATAGTTGAACCTGGACTGGCATTAAACTACTTAAAGCCTGACAGTGAAATCCAGTTGGGGCAGTTGAGCATGACTGCAGACGCTTACGTGATCAGTTTAAAAACATTTGTCAGTCAGTGGCCCAGGGCGTGTGATATACTAGAAATGGGCGGTAAAATCATCATTGAAAAAACAGATGAAAGTCCAGTCACGCAATGGCACATGATATCCAATCAGCACTATGTTACTAGAATGCTCTCTGGCCAAATACGCTGGATCACTGGCGGCGATGCACCCAATGGAATAGTTAACTTAAACTCAGAGCATTTTCTGGCAGCAACCATCGGTAGTCAACCCTATGGGATTCCATTGCTGGATCTCAATAAACATACTTGCCGTTACAGCTTTCTCTTTACCAATAGAAAACTCAGACCACATCGTCAATATCTTATTGATCTATTACAGCAACGCAGACTGTTTGACAAGGCTTTATGGTGCAATCATGATCGAGATATAACTTGGGGACACCCTGAGTTCAATCATGTGTATTCAGAGACCCAAGTCCCAACACAAACACTGCCCGCAGGGTATGATGCTGAAAACAATCCTGGATGGGTTGACGGTGTAATAGTACCGCAACAGTATCGAGATACCTGGTTTACTTTAGTACCGGAAACTGTATTTGAATCTCCTGCTAGTTTTAGGACGGAAAAGTTTTATAAACCTGTGTTGGCAGGGCATCCTTTTGTGGTCTGCGCCAATCGCGGATTCTATCAAGATCTTCGTAATATGGGATTCAAAACATATGGAGAGTGGATTGACGAAAGTTTTGATCAGATAGATAACGGGCAACACCGTATCGAACGCCTGGTAGAACAAGTGGTTTGGTTAGTCAAACAAGATTTGTCAAAGTTTTGGGCAGAAACACACCAAGTGCGTTTATATAATCAGCATCATGCACTAGCGATACATAGTAGTCAACAACAGACATTTACACAGCAAATGAAAGATTTCGTCAATGCCTAGATTAAACAACGAAACTGACCTTGAATACAAACGCAGAGTGATTGACATCAAATCTGACTCATTCTGCGGAGCCAAATGGTATAATGCCACTATCTGGCTGGGGTCAGGCATGACCACAAGCTGTCATCATCCCTTGCCGCACCGAGTGGAAGTAGCAGAAGTAGAAGCCAACCCCAAAGCGTTACACAATACTCCTAAGAAGAAACAAGAACGTGAGCAAATGCAACGCGGCGAGCGTCCCAGCGGTTGTGAGTATTGTTGGAAGATCGAAGACATTGGTCGCGATAATATTTCCGATCGTGTTTATAAAACTGTATTATACTCTGACGAGGACCTAGAACATGCACACAAAACACCTGCCACGGAAGACGTTGATTTACAAACACTGGAAATCGCTTTTGACCGTACTTGCCAGTTTGCTTGTTCTTATTGCAATCCGGCTTTCTCAAGCACATGGGTGCGCGATATCAAGCAAAATGGATCATATCAAGGACTAATCAGCGACGGACGTAATCATTTTACGCATCCACATGATTCAGCACAGCTCTATACCATCAACGATCGTAATCCTTATGTGGAAGCGTTTTTTAAGTGGTGGAATTCAGATCTGCACCGCACCCTTAAAGAACTGCGGATCACAGGTGGCGAACCCTTGATGTCAGGCTACACATGGAAACTGTTAGATTGGTTCAAAGAGAATCGTGGAAAGTCTGCCACACGTTTAGCAATCAACTCTAACTTGGGTATGTCAACAGAAGATGTTGTCAAGTTATTGGATCGAGCACAAGGTGTCACACTGGATATCTATACCAGCAATGAAAGCCTGAATGAAGACGCTGAGTATATACGCGACGGACTTGAGTGGAAACAATGGATGACCAACATGCACATGTTAGCTGGCAGTGGCCGCCTACGTGGACTACATGTGATGTGTACTATCAATGCCTTGTGTCTGGAAACTTTGCCTGACTTCTTGGACTTGATGTTGAAGTTCAAGCAACAGTACGGTAGAGACTTTCCTACCTTTACATTGAACATACTGCGTTTTCCTAGTTTTCAGAGCCCCTTGGTTCTGCCTGATAACATTAGAACACAATACAAAGACAATCTACAACAATGGTTCACAAATAATCAGCACAACGAACTTCTGCATCAGATGGAAATCAATCAAGTACAGCGGTTGATAGACTATCTCGACGTGGTTAAGACTCCTCATTCAGATACCTTTGATCGTGCCAGTTTACACAACGACTTTAAGCAGTTTCACGAACAGTATGATCAACGTAGAGGTAAAGACTTCCGTAAAACATTTCCTGCCCTGGCAGATTGGTACAACTCATTATGACAAAGAAAAGTAACCTTAGCAACTACAACTGGAAGGACCGAGTACCCAGTTGGATTCCTTTAGAACAACTAAACGAAAAACAACAACACCAGTTGATGCACTCGGACACATTTTGTATGTTGCCCTGGATCCACTTACACGCATGGCCCGATGGTCGTGCATATCCTTGTTGTCTAGGCAAGGCCGAACATCCTGTGGGCAACTTCAAAGAGAAATCAATGAAGGAAATCTGGAACGACGAACCCATGCGACAGATGCGCCGCAACATGTTAGCGGATCAGCCCTGCGCAGAGTGTGGCGATTGCTATGAACAAGAGTCAGCGGGTTTTGCCAGCATGCGCAACAACTCCAATAAAAACTTTGGCCAGCACATTGATCTCATTGATCAAACTCTGCCAGATGGATCTTCGCCTGACATGAAGTTGCACTATTGGGATGTGCGTTTTAGTAATATTTGTAACTTAAAATGCCGTAGTTGCGGATCAATATTTTCAAGTCGCTGGTATGATGATGACATCAAACTTTGGGGCAAGGAACTACGCCCACGTGTGCAGTTTGCCGGCCGTCATGAAGAAGACGTGTGGGAACAGATGCAAGAGCATGTTCCACACCTGGATCAGATTTATTTTGCAGGCGGCGAACCCTTGATCATGGAAGAGCACAATCGTATTCTTAAACTGTTGATCGCCAAGGGCAATACCAATGTTCGACTGATCTACAACACTAACTTGACTGAACTGCGTTTTAAAAAGGAAAGTGTGATAGATCTTTGGAAGCATTTCCCCAACGTTTGTGTGGCAGCCAGTTTGGATGACATGGGTGAACGTGCTGCCGTCATACGCTCAGGAACAGACTGGGCGCAGGTAGAACAAAACATTCGAGATATCAAACGTGAGTGCCCGCACATTGATTTTATGATTAGTCCTACCCTGAGTTTGATGAATATTTGGAACTTTGTGAAGTATCATCGTTATATGATCGACCAAGGCTTCATTGAACCCAAAGACTTTAATCTTAATATTTTGCAAGGTCCTATGAACTATCGTATTGATCTGTTGCCAGCAGAACTCAAGCAACGTTTTAAGAAAGAGTTTGAGGAGCATATTGAATGGTTGACACCGCGAGATCCTATTCAACGTGCAGTGGGCGGATTTCAAGCTGCCATTTCTTTTATGATGGCCACAGATAACAGTCACATGTTGCCAGAGTTCTGGAAAACTGTGATGGACTTAGATTGGGCAAGAAATGAATCGTTGGAACAGGTTGTGCCTGAGTTGGTAGAGCTGGCCAGCTATAAACCTGACAATCGACGTTTACCCATTGCTCGCTCACACCGAGTGTTGAAAGACCATAGTCAATTTGAATGATATGAAAATACCACACAATAAATTCTGCGTACTACCTTGGGTCAGCATTGAAGCCAGCCCCATTGGCACAGTACGCCCGTGCTGTCTTGCCACAGACGAAATCCTAGACGATCAGGGCAACAAGTTCAAGCTCAATCAAGCAGGATTCCAGGAAATACAAAACAGTCGGCACATGAGATCTCTTAGAGAGCAGTTTCTTGCTGGCGAACAACCGCAGACCTGTCGTCGTTGTTGGAATGAAGAACGTGCTGGACGTACCAGCAAGCGTATGCATACCTTGGACAGACTCAAGCACATGGGCATTTCAGAAGACTGGACAGCAGATGCCAAGCCCTTGATGTTTCTGGATCTCAAGTTAGGAAACATCTGCAATCTTAAATGCCGTATCTGTGGATCATGGTCTAGCTCACAGTTTGCCACAGAAGAACTCAACTTCATCATTGACAAGGAAGAAAAGAAAACCAGCTTTCATTATCAAATGTTACGTGATGGCGCCTGGCCCAGAGAAAGCGAACAGTTTTGGGCGCAGTTAGATTCTGCCATGAGTGAAGTTCGTTACATAGAGTTCACAGGTGGCGAACCTTTTATGATTCGTGAGCATTTTGATCTCTTAAAAAGGTTAGTTGAGAAAAACTATGCACATCAGATAGAAATACATTACAATACCAACGGCACTCAGTATCCTGAAGAAGCCGAAGAGATTTGGCAGTATTTTAAACATGTAGAGATTGCGTTTAGCATTGACGATGTTGAGTCGCGTTTTGAGTACCAACGTACCAACGCACATTGGACAGAAGTTTGTGAAAACATTGAAAAGTTCCGAGCCATGCGCGAAAGAAATCTCAACATGACTTTGCAGGTGTGTTGCACAATCAATGTGTTCAATGTAATGTATCTTGAAGATGTAGCACAGTGGATTGACACACAGGATTTTGATTTTGTGTATTGGAATATGTTGCATGATGCTTACTATTTTAGTATTGGCACTTTGCCTGCGGAAGCCAAACGTGTGGCCACTGAAAGATTAACAAAGGCCAAGATACCGTTGACATTTAGAGATGAGATTAATCGAGTCATTGATTTTATGAATAATGGTGCCAGCTTAGATGGCAAACTCTTACGAATGAAGATTGAGGATTTAGATTTTAAACGTCAGCAACGGCTAGGCGATTACCTGCCTGAGCTTGCTAATGCCATTGGATATTAATGATCGACTTAGTATTATTACCTGAATATAAATCTGCGTTTATGACTCGCTACTTGTTGCCAGTGTTTTTGCAATGGTTTAGATTCCGGCAATGGGATGCCAACACTACCTATGATAAAAGTTCATTGTTTGTAACACACCATAACTCTGACGTAGAGTTAGCCGACAAGCTATATGAACAAGGCTATCGTGTTGCAGTTGAAGAGCTTTGGGAATATAGAGATCCACATCCACGATTTCATACCATCTCTTCTCTACGATGGTTTTGGATCAATGAAGCTCATTGGTATATGATGTTGGGGTACGACCGCTACTATCCCACAAGAAACTACAGCAAACTTGCACTCATGCCCATGTGTAGACCGCGACCGCACAGAGACATGGCACTACAAAAACTAGCACCCTGGCTCGATCAGTTTATTTGGAGCTATCATAATCGTATGTTGCCCAACGATCTTCCATTGGAAAAACGAGAGCCTGGTGATTTTATCAACTGGCAACGATACTTTAATCCTGAATGGTATGATTCCACATCATTTTCCATAGCAGTAGAAACCCTGGTCACTGGTCGCGGATTTATTACAGAAAAAACCTGGAAGCCCATTGCTTACATGCACCCTTACATGGTTGTTGGACCCAATGGCACTCTGAAACATCTACGCAGTTGGGGCTTCGAAACATACAATAATATCTTTGATGAGAGTTACGATGATGTAGATTTTAACGCAGGTAAGTTAGATATCATTGCGAAAAATGTCAAACAATATCAGATACAACCTTACGATGACGAAACAAGAGATCGTGTGGTTTACAACAAAAATAGATTTTACAATCTTAATCATTTAAAGACTGTGATAAAGGAAGACATAATAAATCCTTTACAGGAGTATATCAATGCGTCCTGAAACACTTTGCATGGCCCCCTGGACGCATACCTATCTAAGTCCTCAAACTGAACGACGTATGTGCTGTGCCAGCAGAGAACCTGCACAGAACTTTGAACAGTACATAGACACAGCCGCTGGCACAGGTCAATATATTCCTATTACCTTAGATGAACATTGGAACAGTGAGCATATGAAATCAGTGCGCCGACGCATGATGGCAGGAGAAACCTTGCCAGAATGTGATGTGTGCAACAGCAAGCTCTTAAATACTGATGTCTATCGCAGTTATTTTTGGGGGTTGTTTGGTCACAAATATGATGAAGCCATGCAATCAACCGCTCCAGATGGATTCACTACAATGAAACCTGTGAGCTGGGATTATAGATTTAGTAATCTCTGTAACTTTAAATGTCGTATGTGTGGTGACATGCTGTCAAGCTCTTGGGAAACTGAGGAAAAGCGTCATGACATGGTTGACTGGTCCAATCCCAAAAACAACTGGATGCGTCCCGAAGTCAAACGTGAAATCACAAAGTTCCAGGACACACAGATAGAAGCAGAGTTTGCCCAAGCAGTAGAAGAACATCGTATAGAAGAAATCTATTGGGTGGGCGGAGAACCGCTGATGTATGAACAGCATTGGCGTTATATGAAAAGAATTATTGAACTAAATGATGGACCTAAACTTTATGCAAGATACAATACCAACCTTAGCCGCGTGGATTATAATGGGATTAGTCTTTATCGTGATTTGCTATCAAATATACGTGACTTCCAAATCTGTGCCAGCATCGACGGAACAGGACAAATCGGAGAATACATCAGAACCGGTCTGGCCTGGCCCGTATTTTTAGAAAACTTCCGTCGTGGGTTGGAAATAGCTCGGCATCGCAGACAAATGCGACTGGACTTTACGTTGACTCTGCCCGGCCTGTTCGAAGTAGAAAACATGCAACGCACTGCCAATGAACTAGGAGTTGATATTCTGGCCAAAGTAGTATTTGCGTTTACTCCAGACATTGTAATGAGCCCGTTGGCACTGCCCAGAGAGCTGTTGAATCGTACTGTTGATTGTTTGATTCCCGCCACACATGGTGCTTTAACAGATGTGCTACTACAACTTAAGAATCGCCCTAACTTTGAAGAACAATGGCCAGATCAATATCAAGCAGGCCTTGCAAAGGGCAAGACTCGTGTGTTAAAATTAGAACAGATAAGGAATGATTCGTTCACCATGAACGACATATTAAAACAAGATGCAGACATATATGCCTGGTGGCAAGACATTAGACCAAGTAACGATTGAACTTCGGAACAGACAAACACGAGAGTTGTTTTCTGTTAAGATCAATGTGTTTGATAACTCGTTGAGTCACAAGTGGCTCACAGCTCTCAATGACTTGCTACGCAACAACTATCATTTAGAAAAGAACTACTGTTTCTTTGGCTTTGTTGATCATAAAAGAAACGGTTGGCACATACTCAATGAAGTAAATCGTAGCATTGATGCTATCAATCGTGCCGACCTTGGCTATCGCATTGACGATTACTTTGACATGTCAAACACTGTCACAGACGATGCCATTGATGGTCGCACAGCAGGACGCAACATACGACAAGAAAAGCTCAACTGGTTACACAGATACTTTGAAGATCTTCAAGGAGTCAGCGGTGCACCAAAAGAATATTACCAACGGGCCGATGCCAAAACACGTTGGCATATACGTCAGCTCAACCTGTTGTGTCATGAGTTCGAATCCTGGGCATTGAGTTATCGCAAACAAATAGAAGCACCTGAGTGGCAAAGACCCAGTCAGCTGATGTGTTGGCTCAACGCACCACGCTTTGTACTAGACGAAAAAGACTATGAGTTGTTTGGTATAGAAACAATCAACAGACCCCTGGGCGGAGTGTTTGTTGGAGTAAACAAAGCAGTGGGCAAACATCATTGGGAAGTGTTTCAAGATGAAGGCAGAGACAGCAGAGTGGGCGAGTTAGTGTCAACCACACTGCGCAGTCAAACAGAAGCTGCCGGCGACTTTGATATAGAATGGGCCAACAATCCCGGCAACTATGAATGGCAGAAAATACGGCTTAAAGAGTTTAGAGAGTGGTTGATAGTCAATGAGTTTGATCCCGAAGATCCTGCGCTGACCATTGGGCATCCACAGATTGGACAAGTTGATCTCATTGATACTTTCTGGACAAATGATTACCAGGCTATCTGGCAGCGCCTAAATACACATCTTGATGTGTACAGCGTGAGTACCACGGACGCTCGTGCTGTGTATGATTACTGCTGGAGTGATCGTACTTACGCACAACAACAGATTGACATTATTGGAGGCAGTAAATGAAATGGCTAAAAAACTTGATTAGCAGAATCAAACTAGAAATACGCTATCGCAAAAAGCTAAAAGAACTTCGCAAACGAGATCCTTTTATCTACAAATGAAACATATCTTAGGTATTAGTGCAGGGTTTCATGATGCCGCAGCCACTGTCATCAACTCAGATGGCGAAATAGTCTTTGCTGGCCACTCAGAACGCTACAGTAAGATTAAAAATGATCCTACGGTATCCCCAGAGTTACTCAACGAACTCTGTGAATGGAACTATGACACCATAGCTTTCTATGAACGTCCTTGGGTGCATAATATTCAACAGATTTATTCTGGACAACAACATTTTGGGCCTTGGACCACTCGAGGCGTATTAAAGCAACATCTTGGCTCTTGGTATCAAACACCCGCTCGTTGTGAAATCAGCTTTAACCATCATCTGAGTCATGCAGCCGCTGGATTTCAAACTTCGCCCTACGACAGTGCGGCAGTTGTTGTAATAGATGCCATTGGAGAGTTAGATACCATTTCAATCTACCGTGCCCGGTATGATTCCAAAGGCAAGGCCAAATACAAACGTGTGTGGCGACAACGTTATCCACATTCGATTGGCTTGTTTTACAGTGCAATGACTGACCGTGTGGGACTACGACCCATGGACGAAGAATACATTACCATGGGCATGGCAGCCTGGGGTAAAGATTCATGGTATCAAACTTTAAGTAACTTTGTTGTCAAAGACTATCATGATATCAAGTTACGTGAAAACTTTCACATAGGTGTCCCGCCTACATTATTAGAAGCAGCCAGCAATGAAGATATTGCTTGTGCCAGTCAGCTGGTAGTTGAAGATTTGATAATAAGTGTAATGAAAAAAGCCAAAGAACTTACAGGAGAAACCAATCTTGTGTACATGGGCGGTGTGGCACTAAACTGCTTGGCCAACAGAAATCTTGGAGACATCTATGAAAATATTTGGATTATGCCTAATCCTGGTGATGCCGGTAGTAGCCTTGGTGCTGCCGCTTTGGCTCATGGACATAGAGTTAACTGGAGAAATCCTTATCTCGGTCATGATATTCCTGGGCCTTATCCTGTTGTGGAGCTTATGGATAAGTTACTTACTGAACAGATTGTCGGAGTGGCATCAGGAAGAGCCGAGTTCGGTCCCCGCGCACTGGGAAACCGTAGCCTCCTTGCAGACCCTAGAGGCAGCAAGATCAAGGACCGCGTCAATGAAATCAAACGCAGACAAAAGTTCCGACCATTTGCTCCTGTGATCCTAGAAGAATGCGTCAATGACTATTTTGAAATGCCCAACGGATATACTGCTAGTCCTTACATGCAGGTAGTGGCACGTTGTCGTCAC